GAGTACAATTGATACGATTGTCATTCAAGGTACAAAATTGTCTTCGGCTACTAATGGTCTTAACTTAGCCCCGTCAGGGTCGGCTCTCCACGATTGGTTAATCAAACTCGACAATGATACGATAGAATTTGGGACAGCATCTGGTGACGGAAATTATGGACTTAGGATTGCATCGCAAGGTGCGAGTTACCAACCGTATAATATCAATGTAGAGGGTGGACCTTACGGAGCAATTATCCACAATCCAGCTACCTCTGCAAATGCTGATAACACTACGACTATGACTGTAGTTGGGCATGATATCTACATCGACTCTCTGTACTTGTTTGTAGCCGGGACTAACGGCGTCTGTTTTCTGAGTAGTAACAGTAATTACAATCCATCTACTTACAATCTAGACCTCATTAGGATTCGGATGGCAAGTGCTGTAGAAGGATTTGATAGCCGATGCAATTATGACGGTGTTGCCGCTCAGATTGACCGAGTTAATGCCCAACTTGCGAGTCAACCAGGGTTCCGTTATCATGTTCGCTTTTATGGATGTACTGTTGACTCAACTCCGGGTCAGGCGATTGCCTTTACACAATCGGCATGGGTTACTCACGATAATGAATGCCAAGCAGAGGTAGAGGCCTGCACACTAAACGTCGATGCTTGGAATGGATTCTATCCGTGGGATGGAGCTGGGCAAGGCACATGTCTTAGCGCGTGCAATTCATATGGGATTGTTGTTAGGGGTGGCCGCCACGGGACTAAATTGATTAACAATGTGATAACTTCTGGCACTAATCACGGCGGTGGTAGGGGTATTATGTTAGAGTACGCCTACGGGACCGCAGAGGACCCAATCATTTTAGCCGGTAACGAAATTGATTGTCATGAAGGGCAACAAGCATGGGGACCAGAATATTCTTCGGCGGGTGCCCCACCGACATGGGGAATCCGAATACGCGCGAATAGCCAGGGGGTTGTTTGCTCAACAAATACTGTTTACACTACGGCAAGTACGGCAACTGGCGGATCATATGGAATTAGTGGGGTTCCGTTCTTTTGGACAATCGTTGATGGCGGTGTTCCAAATCGAATTGTTGGGAATAGATTCATAGCCCAGAACGTTGAAAACAGTAGTGCATTGCGTAGCGTGGCTTTTTTCTTAGAAGGAACTTTCAATGGGTCAACAGATGACTACCTTTCGACAGTTCAAGATAACTACTTAGAAAGTCCATATTCGGTTATTGGATTTACTCCTATGAATGGTTTCAGTAGGTGTGGCGGGGGAATTCTGTTTGATTCTGATACCTTATCTTATGGGTCGTCTCCACAATCAAATGCAGTGACTTTCAATGTTGGCTATGCGTCGAATACACACATATCTCCGGAGAATCTTGTCCGTGATTGCGCATATTTACTTGGATCAAGTCCTACGAGTTTTTTGATGAATGCTGTTGGTTTGAAAGAAGTCACGATACAGAGAACTCTAAGTCTTTATGCTAAGGGAAGCAACGGACTCCCCGTAGTTGGAGCGACAATCACAGCCGTCAATAGCTACGGACAGACCGTAATTTCGGGAACTACAAATAACGGTGGTCTTGTTTCAGGAGTTGTTAATTACAATCACCAAATAGAACCCGGTAGCGGTGATTCGGCAGCATTTAACACGTTTACGTTTCAGGCCCAATACGGAGCCGATATTGCAACCGTAACGGGTTTCACAGTTGGATGGACAGCGGCGGGCGGAACGGACACACTTACTCTTTTGTCCACTCCCGGCACAGGTTCATGGGGTATAAGTCAAGACGTTGTATGTGTGGATACAACAATCAATACCTTGACTTTGGAACTGAATTTCTTCGGTTGTGAAAATCCTGTCGATTCGGTTCAGGTTTACAAGGGAACCTCAATCCCGGCGTTAGGACTTGATACGACAATCGTACTGCCCAATGATATTGATACCGTAATCCTTACTGGGGTAAACGACGGCGTCACAGAATGGTATCGCTCGGTTATGTACTGCGGGGTTTCAGCCGATGCCGTAGACGGTTCTGTTGCTATGTGGGATAGCCTGTCGATGTCCTTTTCAAATCACGCTATTACGCCGACAACGTATAAGTCTCAATGCACGTATTCTGCTAATGATGTTTCAAGTCTGAAAATGGTATGGGATGATGACAACAGCATTGCCGACCCTATAGGAAACTCGGAAGTAACGACTGGAATTACAAGCCCCGATACGCTACAGGCAACGGGATTGATTGAAAATACAACCTACTACTATTGGTGGGTAATAGACGATATCGCCTACGTAGACACGAGCGATGTTCAAACAGTGACTACAAGCTCTTCAGAAACCCCAACACGTTGCCGGGGTCTTAGTCTGAACGGAGTAGTAATACAAGGAGGCCAGTGGTGAAAAAGTTCCTGTGTTCAATAATTCTAATCGCCTGTCTCATAGCAGGAACATCTTATACCCAAACTGTTCGAATATCATGGGAAGGTAATGACCTTGATAGTTTGAGAATCTTCCGCACTGTTGATGGAACTCTCTATGGGGATACCGCAGCCTACGTTACTGTTACTGCCTCATGGGACAGTCTCATAGATATCAGTGGAGAGACTGGCTACAACCAGATATTTTACCGCATTCAATACCCCGGAGATGTATGGAAAGAGTTTGAATATTTGGCATGGAATGTTGGGGCCTACCCAACTGCGGCTGACGTGTATACGTACTTCACCGACATTGATCGAGAGGACGTATTCAAAGCTGATATAAGTGGGTTAGCTACAATCCAAAGTAAAGTTGACTCCCTATCGAATCAAGCTGATTCACTCTCTAACCAACTCGATAGCGCAAAGGATAGCATCGGAGCCGTACCTGTGAAGGCCTATGCGGAGTTTACTGATGGTACGAATGAAGACGCTTTCAAAGCCGACTTGACTGGGACTAATGCGAAGATCGACTCACTCTCAAACCAAGCCGACAGCCTCTCGAATCAGATGGATTCGTTGTCTAATCAGGCTGACAGTCTTTCAAACCAATCTGACACGATATTGGATACGGCGCAATCAATCCCAACTAAGACCTACGCTGAATTCATTGACGGAAGTAACGAGGATGCTTTCAAAGCAGACGTGACCGACCTCGATTCTTTGAAGCATAAGGTTGACTCGCTCTCTACACAATTGGACAGCGTGAGAGACACTCTCGTTGACTTGCCTGTAAAAACCTACGCGGAATTCATATCTGGAAGTAATGAGGATGCCTTCAAAGCCGACGTTACCGATTTGGATTCTTTGAAACACAAGGTTGACTCTGTATCTACTCAACTTGATAGTATTAGAGATAGCCTGCTTGATGTTCCAGAAAAAGCCTATGCCAAATTCACAGACGGTACAAATGAGAATGCCTTTAAGGCTGACGTGAGCGCAGTTGAGGCCTCAGTCGATTCACTCTCAAATCAAGCCGATACGATTCTTGCCGATTTGGATACACTCAGGGCAAAGACTGATTCCTTGTCAAACCAAGCCGACACAATTCTCGATACTGCCAAGGGTGTTCCTGCAAAGGCCTACGCTTATTTTATCTCTGGAAGTAACGAGGATGTTTTCAAAGATGGATGGACGCCGGAATGGATTGATTCAATTCTCTCCGCTGTTGAAAACAATGCCCTCTCGCTGAAGGTATGGAACATTGCCTTTAGCACTGGATTTACAGCGGGTTCTATGGGTGATTCTTTGCAAACAGCTTCTTACGTTCAGGGTGCTTCAGGTGCTCAAACATGGGGAGAAGACGAAAAGGATTCCGTATTGCATTCGATTGAGAATGGAATTCTACCCCTGAAGGTTTTGAATGTGGCTTTCAGTGCAGGGTTTACTGCCGGTTCATTGGGAGACTCCCTAACGAATGATAGCTATGTTCAGGGCAGTTGTGCTCAGGAATGGTCTTCAGTTCGGATTGATTCTGTTATGGCCGTAATTGCGGCGGGCGGTCGGCTGTCAATTATCCAAGATAGCCTAAACGCATTTCATGATTGGATGGCTACGGCAGCGTCTATTCTCGCTCTGAACAATATCAGTGCTGCCGATGTGTACGCGTATTTTGTACTCGGAAGTAATGAAGACGCTTTCAAAGCCAACGTTAGCGGCTTGTCAACACTGAATAAAGCCGAAGTTGCTGACACCGTGTTCAAACACTTTACTGAAGGAACTAATCCTGATCTGTTCAAGGCTGACGTTGCGGGCCTATCTACATTGACCGCAGAACAGGCCGCAGAAGCTGCCTATACGAAGTTCACTGAGGGAAGCAACGAAGATGCCTTTAAGGCCTCAACTGCGGCTGTAGAGGCTTCTGTGGACTCTCTATCGAATCAAGCAGACCCGCTTTCAAATCAGTTAGACTCTTTAACTCAGAAGGTTGACAGTCTCTCTAATCAAGCCGATACCTTGATGGATAGCATTAAGGCCGTTCCGACTGTCGCAGAAATCTATGCCCACTTCATTCTTGGTAGTAATGAAGATGCTTTCAAAGCGGACTTGACTACGTTGACGGCTAAGATTGATACAACCTGCTACTTGATGGGGTATGCTTACGGCTCCGGTTCTCACACGGTTTACAACAACGATGTAGATACAGTGTTTGTATATGTTCCGGGGACAACAAGCGTTTTAGCCAAAGTGAATTTCTACCATCTTGCGGGAACTCCGGGCAAGGTTCCCGATAGTGTGAGAGTGATTCGATAATGCCATTTAGAGTACCAACAGCGGGTCTGACTGATTTACGGCAAGCCGGGCTTGGAGCAAGAGATGCCACGGTTGCGGTTATTCCAACTATACCGACTGAGGACTACTACACGAGTGTATATGAATTGCTCAAAGCTTTGAAGGCTAATATTCAGGACTACATTACCGACCCCGATTCTTCGGTACTTTCTCAGATAGCAACATGGAATCTTGGGTATGTATTTCCAAACACGGTATTTCCAGCGATTGCAATCTTTCCAATCAGTAAGTCATTCTCTGGAGGTTTGTCAGATGGAACCTCCTACGCTGATTACAGGATAACGATTGATATCTACTCAAAGCGGCTGCCGAATCTTTCCGATGCCAAGGACTTCTGCTTGAACTGCGTTGAGGAAATCAGCCGCGCAATCAAGAAGCAAATCCATCTCCCGAATGATGGAAAACTCCACTGTATAAAGACAGAGATAGTTTCCCAAACGACGCGGGAGTATATCAATTCAGAAGAGCGGAACTTCCAAAGTAGTGCTTCAATTCTGGTCTCGTGTAAATCTTATCACCAATTGAATCCCGATACTCTGTATCCCGGAACTGTAGTCGAAAGTTCATACCGGGAATTTCTTGATCGGCTCCAAGAGTTACTGAAAGCCGACTGCCCCTATACTGGTATTGATTGGGTATATAAGACCAATCGACCAACAAGTTCGGCATTGTCTGTGATTTCCCTACCGGGCGATGAAGAATTGCGAGAATCTCGGACGAACGGTTATGGGATTGTGTCAAGGCCGGTGACCTTATGTGTAGTCTCTAGGGGATTTCCAAAGATTGACATCTTGCGAAGCAATCTCCTATTAGCTGACAATTTAGTATCGATTATAGAACGGAACCGTATGGTAGAGGGACTTGCACAGGAGTGCACTGTTTCGTCTATTGGTTTTGTAGAAGGACAAGAAGATGCCGGTTTTTGTTTTGCCTCGACGATTCAATGCGACTTCTTGTCGAGACAAGAATTCCCGATCAAATATGGCCGGAAGGGTATGTAATGGTAAAGATACGTAGGACCGAAAAAAGAATCTCTGTCCCTGAATCAACTGCTTATTTTGGGGCTAATCTTGCCGCTTGGCAGAAACTCAAAGACGGCGGCATAGTGTCAGTACCGGACAAGGATTTTGAGGATATCAAGAAAGCCTACGGGGATTCGATTCAGATTGTGGAAACGAAAGAAGAGAAAATAGAGGAGGCCTCCGATGCCACTGAGAGTAGCTTGGGAAGATAAATATTGCATTGCCTGCAACTCTACGCTGATTAGTACGAATGATTCAACAACGAGTATATTTGCGGGTACGAAGGGAATTGGACTAACGACTAACGGATTGCTGCTCGATGAGCACCCGTCTATCAATCCCGGAATCGAAATCACTACTACCCCGAAAACAACGGGGCTTGCTGAATTGAGTACTGGGGCTTCTGCTATCGGAAAAGAATTGACTCTGGTAAGAAAGCGGCCAGCGTTTTCAACGGGCGCGATGGGTCTAACTCAAAATAAGATGACCGTCTTTGGTTGGTCCCTGTTTCAGAAGGGGGTTACTGAGGGTGCGGCTTCTACGTATACGAAGACCATGATTCCATATGTCGCCGGACAGCCCGACTGTGAGATGTGGTTAGAGATTGGTAGGAGTATCGGTGACCCCGCTTCTGCAACAGGGTATGGTCACGTACTGACTGGCTGTATCTGTACGTCTATGGCGATATCAGGTTCTCAGGGTGAGCGGTTCACGATGAATTGTGAATTGATGGGACGGACTTTCAGAGATAACTATATCCACACAGCATCGAATTTTACACCTGAAACAGCAGCCGATCATGTGTTTTTGAATTACTCATGGACACTTGGCGGAACAGCGGCTAATCTTCAGTCAGTCAATTTTACGATCACGAACAATGCGACTGCGCTTGGGTATAACTCTTTGGTTCCTACCGCGTATAGTCTTGGGCGAATAGGAGTCAGTGGGGAATTCTCTCTTGCTATGAGTACGGCAACTATCGGTGACAATGCTCAGATTGACAACTGGGTATCGGGAACTGATTTGATTCTTGTTGGCACCTATACAGCAACAACGATCTTCTCGATCAATATGCACTACACTGGGGCCTCAGTTGACCCCGCCGAAACCGAACTCCTGTTGAGTCTTCCGTTTGAGGGAATTTACGATGGAACTAATCACGCTATCCAGATTACGAATACGGATAGCATTAACTATAGCATTCCTGCGTAGGTAGGAATGCGCTTCTAACTTGCGGAGGTTGTCCTATGATTTCTTCAATTGTGCTAAAAGAGCATCGTTTCGTCCTTGAGTCTGACCGGGGGAATCTTCCCGGTAATCAGACAGTCTTTTGGATTATTCCGAAAACGGTGAGAGGGGCCACGGAAACTTTAGCCGCCTATGCTAAGACCCAAGTAGAAAAGCGTGGCAAAGGCCGGAGAGACGTTGATGTAAAGGCAATGCTTGCCGCCGATGTAAACGAGTGGGTGAATGCTGTTAAGAAGGTTGATAACTACGTTGTCCTGCGTGAGTGCCCCGGCCCTACGGAGGGTACAAGTTCCTATGACCATTTTGCTATCAAGAGCAAAGACGAACCGTCTAAGTACAAGATGCAGGAAGATGGTGGAATCGTTGTTGTCTCAACCGATAACCCAGACGATTTGAAATACATTTACTGGTCAATGGCTAACAAGGACGTTGAGGAAATCATATCCGCGTACATTGACTACAATGAACTCAAGGATAGCGCAAAAAACTCATAGACCTCTCCGTTGAGTTTCTGATATGGATGAACTCCAAACCAGCACGGCAGCAAGCTTACAACTGCAAAAAATGCCGTGCTGGAAAAGATATCGAATCCAGAATCTGTTATTGGTTCGATGGAGAGGGAGAGGGAGAAGAAAAAGAAGTCCCCGTAGCGTTAGATGCAGAAACCGAAGAAAAGTATGTCATCTTCAAGAAGAATGATGTACTGAATTTGACGGCTGAGGGAGTGATTGGCGCGCTCGGAGAAATACGGGATGTTCATTCGCAGTATTCGTCACTGGAACTGTGTAGGATATTTTTTCCGAGAGTGTGCCCAAAGTCACTAATTACGAAAGAAGTGGACGAGCTACTTGTGATGGAGAGTTTTTGCAAAGAGTACCACATGTTGCCAATTCCAAATGTTTCATACTTTGATTTGCCAGTAGTTGTTCGGGATGTGTTTGTGCAGATTGCAACAACTCGTGACAGAGTAAACGCTAAGGAACTCCGAGAAGTAGGACAGAAAAATGAACGAAGCCCTAAAGCGTAGAATCTCAATCATCATGAATATGGATACGAAGGGCTTTCATGGAGCTATGGATAATGTCCATACTCGCTTTGAGCATCTGAAAACTTCTATTCGCGGAGTTGGAGCCGCATTCAAGTGGCTTTCAATAGGCGTGGCTGCGTTTGGGCTTTCAATGGGGGTGCTTGCACGGTCAGTATACAAGACCGGTATTGAGTTTGGAGGATATCACCTAAAACTAACACAGCTATTCCATTCGGCTGAACAGGGAGAAAAGACTTTCAAGTGGTTACAAGCTCTTGAGAAGCGAACTCCTTTCGATCTTGGTCCTTTAGTTGATGCCTTTTCCCGTTTGAAAATGGTTGGGGCAAATCCTATGGGGAGTTTGCTTGAGGACTTAACTGACCTTGCAGCATTTACAAAGAGGCCCCTTGAAGACATTGTTTCGGCTGTTTCCAAAATACAAGCCGGACTTCCGCAGATGGCAATGCGCCAACTGATAAGTTTGGGAATAAGTCGGGATGCTTTGAAATCGGTAGGGGTTCAATTCTCTGAAACGGGGGCAATGGCCTCTGGCTCTATGGAATTGATTTTGGCTTTGCAGAAATTGATTCAAGAGCAGTTTCATGGAATGGCTTTGGCATCTTCTCAAACCTTTGGGGGAATGGTTGAAAAGGTAGAAGACGCCGTTAGGGAAATGAAGGCGATTTTTGCAGAGAAACTCTTTCGGGTATTCAAGCCAATGCTTAAGAACTTTCTAGACTATCTGAATGAGTTAGTCGATTCTGGTAAAGTAGAAGTTTGGGCTAATGCTTTTGCAAAGAAGATCAAAGAAGTCTATGAAAAGGTCAAACAGTGGCTGCCGAAAATCTGGGAAACGATCAAGACAATCTGGGCCGCTATTGATGCAACCTTTGGTAATCTTGTTCGCTTCTTAGTTGACAACCCGAAACTTGCGGCGGGCGGGGCTTTAGCGATTGGTCTTGGTTATGCACTCAGAATTATGAAGGATATCTACTTAGTTGGCAAGTCAGTTGTTGCATTGGGTGTGCTATCCTCAACTGCGTATTCGGCAAAAGTAGCTACGGGTACAGCCGTTGGAACCGCTTCTGCTACTACGGGCGCTATTATGGGTGGGGCGGCTTTGACAGTTGCTAAGATAGTCCCGATTGTGTTAGCGGTAGCGGCGGCGGCGGGAGTTGCGGTTACACTAATGCGAACGTTCAAAGCCGCCGAAAGTCCTGAACGTGAACGGCAGAAAACAAATACATTCCGGCGTGTGTTAGCATCACGACCCGGATATGAGTATGATGATGATTCCTATTATGCAGCAAAAGCAGAACCCAGAAAACCCTACCATTCACCGTTAGTTGACAACGGGCGCGAGCGTTCTGTAGTTCAACAAACTGTAGCCGAACTTACTGACGCTCAAAAACTCAGTGCCGAAGCCTATGAAGATTACGCTGAAAAGATTCAAGGGGTTCAGGCTAAAATAGATGATGAAACTTTCAAGCAGGGTATATCTCGTTATGATATCTATGAGCAACAGAAACTCGCTCTCACAAGGGAATACTCTGCAAAGATAGCCGAAGTTGAATCCGACTCCCGGTTATTAGGCAAGGACAAGAACGAGCTAATTGGTATCTATGAAAAACAGAAGCAAGCCCAACTTGCTATGATTGAGGATAGCCGAATTGATGAATCTAGAACCAAAGCCTCTGAACGTGCTCTTGAAATCCAAAACGAACTCAGCAACCGCCTAACTGATTTGGACAATGAACGGTTTGCAATATCAATTATGTACCTTGATGAATACGAGCAAACCCGCCTCCAAATTGAAAGGGACTCAACCGCACAATCACTGAGTATTTGGCAAGAGTACGAGTTGTCAAAGTTGAGTTTTGCTGATGCTGCTAGATTGATAGAACTTCAGAATCAAGAAGCAGCTATGAAGTTTGGTCTGAATCAAACGAAAAAAGCTCAAGCTGAGGAAGAAAAGCAAGTAGAGAAAACCGCAAAGGTAAAAGCCAAATACCTTGAATACGTAGATCGTCTTGAGTCAAACTATGTTGGAAGAAAACTCCGACTGGATAAAGCGATTGCAGCAACGAGTATCCAAATGCTTGGAGATACTCTGTCACAAGAATTGAGAATGAAAGGAGCCGTTTGGGCCGCCGAAGCCCTTGCTCATCTTGGTGCAGGTATTGCCGGTGATCCGCGTCAGTTTGCTGCGGCTGCGAAATATGCGGCTGCGGCTGCGGCTGCCGGAATCGGGGCGGTTATGATTTCTGAGGGTGCTCGGAGTCTCTCAGATAGAATCACAAATCAAGACGATACCGGAGTCAATGATGCATTATCGGGTAGCACGTCTACTCAAGGTGCTCGTAGTGGAACTGGAAGTTCCTATTCAACACGGGGAACGCAGAATATTTTCATCCAACCAACAACCGTCATTCAGGGTGAAACAATTATCATAGGTGACACCGGGCTTGAGCAAGCAAGTGAGTCCATCGGGGATATTGCTGTCAGAGCAATTGCTCAAGCGTATGAGACCGGAGAACTCACAGTAGGACAAACCTAACATGAGTTTAGGAGCCTTTGGGATTGCGCATCCGATATACAACTACCGCTGGAATCGGATGAAGAGTTTATCCTCCACTATCACGAGTTTGTCAACGAATGTCTTGACTTATACGGACCCGGTAGGTAGCGGATTTCCTTACGGAGATTTTCTTCTTGGAGAGACTCAACTAGCAGGTATTCCAGACGAATATTGTGGAAGAATCAGAAAAGTTCTTCTTGGGCCGTCTACTAACGCATCGAATACCGGAGCAACGGAGCTAGTTAATATTTGGTGGGGAGATATTGGATCGAACATAGTGTATTTACAATCTACTCCGGGGTATCTATATACTGTTGGAGATCCAGTAACATTTTTGACTATTTCAATGCCTGACGGTTGGTATGGCAGCCGGATTGGAACCGACAATCACCTCTTTAGCCAAGGACGAATTGTTACCTATGACGTAGCCGATTCCGATGTTGGTCCATATGCATTTGATTTTAGGAGTGTGTTAGCCGGGGGAACAAATAACGCTGGGTATCTTCTACTTGGAAAGCTCATTGCAAGTACCTACTACCGGCTTGAGATAAAGTACAAACAATCTGGACTTTCCGGGGGTGGTCCTGTCATAAGTATCTATGATGGGAACCAAGTAAGAAACACTTCTTCTCAAATTACATTGAGCAACACATCTGGGACATGGGCAACAGCCTATGTTTTGTTTTTATCGTCGGGGGTTCAATCGAAAGATGCTTATATTTTGATTGAAGTGCCCACGGGGGTTTCTTCAAGTTATTGTACGATTGCAAGCGTCTCCTTAAGTCATGCTTCTCATGATTCTTCTGAGTATTCATACAATGGAGTCAGTTCTTTTGGGGATGTTTTTCCTGAATTGAATTCGATACGAGTTGACCGAGTTCATTCAGGAAACACAGTCAAGACGGGTATTATGGGGAATAACTTCCAACAGGACGTTCACTCTGGTAATGAATTGCCTCTTGTGAGATATACAATTCGATACGTACTTTCAAATGTGACCTCTGCATATCTCAACGTTTTCAGGTCGCTACTTGACTGGCAAAATAGAGGATATCTGTTGAATCACTTTCCGGGATTGAAGGGTGTTCCCCATTGTTTGACTGGGCGAATCGTAATTCCAGCTTTACGAAGATATATTGAAAGGCCTCTGTTTTCTGATTTTGATGTAACCTTTGAGGAGGCCTCATTATGAGTTGGAAACTATCAGTTGTGGAAGATGTTTCCTTTTTTCTGCGTGGCTCTCAGTATGATAATACCTTAAGTGCAGCCGTTGCCGTCGGAGCTTCTACTGCGTCTTTACATGGAGAGTCCCTTCCGAGTTATGCTGGACAGGGTGATATTGTCAAACTTGGTCCATCTACAAATACTGCGAATCTCGGAGCAACTGACCAAGTCCGAATCATAAGTACAAGTCCACTAACTCCAACAGTCTTTACTTTTAGCCCAGTCACGACGTATGCTTATGCACATGGGGATTCTGTTAGTTGCTGTGGGAGTCGATTGTCAGATGGATGGAGTCACGATTCTACGATTGACGGTGCTGGAAATTATCATAAGGGTGACATTTTGAGTGTTGGGGGAATTAAGGTCGGAAGTACTGGAAATTGTCTTGCTGGATATATGCATAGTACAAGCGGGCAATTCTGGACTATCAATGCTCAAGTTACGGGTTCAACTAATCAGCTTACCCGTAATCTGAATCGTCCTCTTTTGTCAGGAGTTGTCTACCGACTTGGGGGGTACTTCTTGCAGACTGGATTTACCGGAACAGGATTTACACTTGGATTGAGCGGAGCAACTTCGAGGGGAACGGTTACTCTCCAATCGAACTATGCAACGTGGACAAATAGGGAGGTCCTCTGTACTGCTTGGCCGTATAACGACTACACCTCTGCATCTATCATCGTGAAGAATGTAACAACGGCGGAAAATGGTTACATCGGAATGGACCTTGTGTATTTAACTCATGCATCAATGAGTAACGGGCAAGCAGCTGGTGTATACTCTTTCACTAAAGACCCAAGTGCAATTTCTGATGTAGAAGTCAGCCGGGAGATAACCTCAAAGTTATCCTCTGACTTTGACTTGTTTGGGCATTCGCTGTTGTCTCTTAGTCCAAGAGGATACTCGCTTGTCTTTGATACTGCGGATGAAACGATGGTGAATCAGTTAGAGCGGTTTCAATATTGGCAAGGTTTGGGGTATCCTCTCATGCTAGAGTCTGATATTACGGGGATGAAACCCACAATTGGTTTCATGGACTTTGATATCCGCTATGAGAGTTGGGACCCGAATATCTTGACTGTGAACTTGGTTTTTAAGGGAGTATGATAAGTGACTGTTACCTATATGAAAGATCGGGGGAATGATGCAACTCTCTCCGTAGATTTCAAACTCTACATCCAAGACAAGAATTCCGCATGGGTGGACTTCTCAGATTCAGGTAACAGATACGGAGTCGATGCCCTCAAGGCTCTTGGAACTATCAAGAACAAGATCGATGCCGATTTGGGTTCGCTTGTTACAACCGTACAGTCCGTAACTCTCAGAAACGAGGGGGGATTTTTTGATAAGCCCTTTCCATCTTCTCTGAAAACAACAACCGGAACGTCTTCTTCATTCGATCACAGTAAGAATTACAAAAGGCCAATCCTTAGAGGCCGAAAGTGCAAGATAGCCGCCCGCTGTAGGGTCCCAAATACGTATCTCAATTCCGCAGTAATTGCGTGGGCACCAATTGACGTAACTGAGGAAATAGTGTTGGGATACTTTATTGTCAATGAAATCACTCCTGATATTCAGAACAATGAAATCTCCCTTGACTTGATATCTCTTGATGGAAAGCTTCAGAAGAAAGACGGCAGCGGAATCACTGATGGAAAGACATGGTATGAGAACCGACCAATTAGCTTTCTGATTGAGAAGATATTGGAATCAGAGTTTGGTTCAGTAGCAGTAACGGACAACATTACACGGGAAGTCTTTAGGGAAACCCTTGACGATTCTTTTGTGACTTGCAATCTTGGACGCCCTCCGCTATGGGATGGAACAACATGGCGCAGGGATGAACTCTATACAAGGGCTTTATGCGTTGCCGATGTTGCTTCTATTGGAAACCGATTGTATCTTGGCTGTGATGAGCAGTTGTGGTCATTCAATTTGACAACAGGGGTTTATACAAAGATTGGCGAAGTCACAGCCGACTATTACATACGAAAGATATGGTATGATAGCACTCTTGATCAATTGATTCTCCTAACGTGCAAAGACGAATACTGGCCAGCGAAAGCCACCGCGTGGTTGATGACTGGCTGGGATATGAAGGTCTATTCATGGGACGGAACAACGTTAGCCGAAGAAACGTCCGGCTCTAATTACATGACCACTATGCGGTATTTCATGAGGGTGCCTGTTGGCGATACTGGCTGGACTCCTCCAATGTGGTTTGGTTGGGGATTTATCGATCCGGTGTCAGACTTTCAATTAGCTGAAGGATCAAAAGTTCCATTTTCCCAAGATGTGCGGTCGATTGATATTGATTCAAGCGGAGTATATCCGTACTATGCCGAAGACGGAGAGGATGTATACGATGATACAACCCCTCCCGTTGTAGTAGAATCCACTGATTTTCTGTCTAGTAATGATAGAAGTTTTTTCTCTAATGAAAATTCGATGGTTCATTTACGTTCTGAGGGAACAGTTGACTACGGGGCACCAAGTCTTGTGTGGAACGGAGCCGAAATCTGTTCAATGATTCACACAACGGCAAAAAGTGGAAAGCGAATTTGTTATTGGTTTGAGATGAATACAATAGCCGATACAGGCATCGACTCCGGATCCTCTCAAACTGTTAATCTGTGTAGTTCAAAACACGCTTATTCGGCTATTGGGTCTTCGGCTACTTGGTATAAATTGAATGGCCTCTTACTTGATGGTAGTAACACAAAGGGCCAACGAGTATTACCGGATGGACTTCACAAGATGCAGCCGACTTGTATGTGTATCAATGGAACTTCCGATACGGGTTTGGTTTTTTTTCAAGAATGGAATGACGGGCAGGACGAATCCGATGGCATCACGCGTGTTTATCTAACGACGATTACTCTAACGAATGTAACCCCAGCTTCCTGGAGTACAACTAGTCCATTCGGGGCAACGATCTATGACATTACCAATTCCGAGACCGGGGATAATCGTTATTGGAGTGTCATCAATGCCCGGTGCTTTGACAACAATTCCGCAAACCTAACCGGAACCGATGACCGTTTTGTCCTTGTGTGGTTCAATCGAAAAACGGGATACTATGCAATCACTATCGGAACCGCTGCGGAATTGATTGGGCATACGGCGTATTCATCTTCTACCTTACTAAAGTCCTCAAAGTTCCCCGTCCTTGCTTTAGAGGTAGACACGGTTGACCACACAATTCTTGCCTATGTAGCTGGAGAATCTCGTATTTACCAAATCAATAGGGACGAGACAATCACTCCATTAAATTCTCATCCGGTTTCAACATCTGAGTTTGGTCTACTCTCAAATCTTGCCTGTAACAATTCCCACGCCGCCGGAGAGCCGGACGTGTTTGGAGTATCGTCTCCTATGAGTCATTTGGAAACTTTCAGTACCTATCAATCAGGAAAGTACAATCTGTTTCGCGGGAGTAAGTATCTCAGTGATATCGTTTCTCTTGCGGACTTTACAGACAAGAACAAGTGGGACTTGCTGAAGATGCTCTCGCAGGCGACCGACGGGGTTTGTTTCTTTGATCGGGATGGCAATTTCAACTACGTTCCCCGACTGTATTCGGCGTCTACGGCTAACTATTCTATCGGGGGTTTTGATAGTGATGTCAAGGTAATCAATTCGGCAAAACTCTCTTATGGGTATGATCGACTCTACAATAGCGTAAAGGTCTCAATCTACGATACGTTCTATGATCCACCGAAAGCTGACTGTCTGTCTCTTGTTCTCCGGCCTACTAAGTCCGTTGACGCAACTGACCTGAATGATGTTCCCTTTGTCGATTATTCGATTGAGCAGCGCGGAACTGATAAGCAGATCGTCTATGCCTATTGCGTGAAAGCCGGGAGCACAACTAATGGAACCTCCCGATGGAAGTACCGTCTATCTGAGTCGGAAATTGAGGCCACAATTGATGGTGCTCATGCATCTTCGGCTACTACTCTGACTTTGAAATCGGTCTTTGGCGGCGATGGTTTTGAGGGCGGAATCCATTCAGGAGATTTCATAACTCACAATGACCCCGATAGCAATGATGAACTCACGAGGAAAGTTGTTTCTGTAGATGAAGTGAATAACCAGATCGTAATCTATAGTGCATTTGGAGTTGCTCTACAGGACAAAGTTGTCCTGAAAGTCAGTCTGGGCTTTACGTCATCTTCAGGCAATACTAAAAACTACTGGTCAGATGAAGGCGTCTGCTATACAACGGGGTCTTCAAGTGGGGCAACTATAGCCGTCAATTCCGTGAAGGACGTGTCAGTTGGAACCATTGTAAAGTTCGGAGAATCTGATGGGCAAGAGTATCGAATCCTATCAATTGCTACATTGACTTTGACTGTTGACCGAACTATATCACCCGCTGTCAGTGCCGATGCTGTAGTGATTTCTTTCTATTCACCATCAAGTGCAGACGGTTCAGAGGTTGGAGGTTCGGGAGTCTACATTAAATGGACAACCGGGGATGGCACTGAAGGGACTGACTACAATAAGACCTTCTGCATTGGAGATCGTTTTGTCATTGATTGCCCCGGCAGTCGATTAGAGGAAGATGCTTCTGGTTTGCAGATTGTAATGGATGGAAGTTCAATCGCGACCCATGACAAAAACGAATTGACAATCGACAATCGATTCCTTGATCGAAATACTGGTCTTGATATTGCAAAGCGAATTGTCAGTAATCGTGCCCAGCCGAAGTTCTGGCTGGATATCACAATACCACTGACACCATACATTGACATAGTGACCAACAAAACCCTAACGCAGATATCCGTAGTATCGGCAAAGCTCTTTCCTACAAGTCAGAATTTTACTGAGACTTTTACGATCAATGAAATCAGTCACAATCCCAAGCAGTTGACAACTACCTTAGTTCTTGAGGGCATAACCCCATTTTAGATAGTTGAGAATTTTAGGGGATTCCTAACCGGAATCCCCTAACCTATTGAAATCCAATAACTTCCGTTTGATAAAAAATCTCCCAATTTTCTAAAGATTTTTCTTGACATATCCGATAAGACATTGTATACTTAGTCAAGAAAAGGAAACCGGAGACAAAGGAGATTGAGAGTATGACTAACCAACCTAAGACCCAAAAGATTATCTTGCGGAGTAAATTCCACGGACGAGAATCAACCTTACGAGTTCCGGTTGGGGATCACGTAAAGGTGTTGGAAAAAACGTACCGGGCAGCCGAACGTAGAGTTTGTGCGTTATCTGGGTGTCGCTGTGACATACTCCCTATCGGTTGGCAGCAAACAACGGCCCCGCATAATGGAGTATTATATCTCCATAAGATTATCCGTCTGGCCGCTGACGTGAAAGGGGAAGATCATGCCTGAACAGAAATACGCAGCGCTAAGCGATGCAGAATTAGCCCGGTTTGAGGAATTGCGTGGGGAGAAGGGGCACAAGCGGTTACTGTCAAAAGCCGAACACCGAGAGCTTGAGGGGATCAAGGAGCGCATCCGTGAACTGTCTCGCCCTGAACAGAAACACACGCCGTTTATATAGAACGGAACTCCCCGAATGTTATCGTCTTGGGGATAAGATACCAATTTACAATCAACATGGGGTTGTCATTGCTTTGACGTGGACGATAGACGATGCAGCAACTATCGTCCGCGCCTGCAATTGCCACGCGGAATTGGTAGAAGTTGCGCGAAAGCTCGTATTCGCCGCCGATGCCAAGTTGTTGAGTGAAAAGCATCGGGTAGTCGAACTGGCCCGCGCCGCTATTCGCCGGGCTGAGGGGGATGTATGAAGTCAAAGTTGCAACGCGCCGTTGAACAGACGGCAAAACGGTGGTGTAATAATGCATTCCGTAGGGACGGAGGTACTGACGATGGAGACTTTTATTGTGGATTCTGCAAGCAATATAGAGCCGAAAAGGTAAGCGTAGATGACTGCGTCGGCTGTCCCGTGTACAAACTCGAACATTGTTGGTGCGATGAGCCTGGGACAGGGCTTCGCGCCGCCATGACTTCGGATGACCCTGTTGACGCCCTCGCCATCGCCGTCTACGCTTGGGGCTTTCTTTACAATGGAGAACTGGTACCATGACCACCCTATCCCCCGCACAGCGCAGAGTCGTTGAACAGATGATGGCGGACGAACGCAAAACGCTGACGATAGCCGATTACGGACACGCCTTCATTGATCCGTGCGGCCCACAGGTTCTGGTATCTATCGCCACTGCCCGTGTGTTGGTCACAATTCCCGGATTATTTGAATTGTCGAAGTCCTACCATATCGGCAATTCCGAGCACAAGGTCTACACCCTCAACCGCCCCGTGGCTGAACAGATGTTGGGAGGAGAGAAGTGATGGTCACCGAACTCGACGCCTGGAAACTGATCCGCGAGGCATATGCGACGCCAGTGAAGCAGCGGGCAGACAGACAGACACGCATTGGACTGACTGGTATTTGCTTCGCGGTGAAACATGTACTATCGCTCGACGCCGAGACCGAAGAACGCATGCTTGCGCGGGTGAACAAAGCGTTGAGGGGGCTGCTGGTCTCAAAAGTATACCTTGCTCCTTATCAATGCCCCGCCGGTGACGCCGTGCGTGTCGCCTTTTGCGACAAACAGATAGCACGGCTTGAGGCTGAATCCAAATGACTACCTTTTGCTCTCTACCCGGTCGGCGGACCAACGACAGCGGGATCGACAGACAGCCTCCCGCTGGCCGGGTGAAAAATACACCCTTGAGCGGGGTGCCTCAGACCGGGCGGCGAGCGCTGGCGACTCACGGCGGCTGCCCGGCAAATCTCAGTGCTACAGGGGCACTGCCAAGACCGGACGGTGAGCGGGTTTTCCTCCTTGATTGTCCTGCGATGACCCGTCCGGCAAAATCAACGGCGTCAGGTCTGAATCACTCCCTGTCGTCGCATGAAGCCGGGTCGCTTTTGAAGTGTGACGGCCCGGACGAAAATACCCCACTGAATGAAACGGGGTTGTTTTCATGTCAACGCCCGGCTGGTGTCAATCAACAGCGTCTATTACTCCAACGCCAGCCGGGTACTATTAACATACGAAAGGATTTGATATGATCGAGTACGACAAGATCGACACGCTGTTTGAGCGCGACAAGGATACGTTCGTCGTCGATACCAGCAAGATCAAGTCGCCCGTGCTTGCAACTATCAGTACGTGGGATGCAACCGAAAAGATCGACGGCACCAACATCCGCGTGATGCTTGACGCTTCGGGGGCGGTCAGCTTTGGCGGACGCACCGACAACGCCAACATCCCCGGCGATCTCATCCAGAACCTTGTCCGCACATTCCAACAGGACAAGCTCAAGGACGTGTTCTGGAAAGACGGCGAACCGACTGAGGCGATCCTGTTCGGTGAGGGTTACGGCCCCGGCATCCAGAAGGGCGGCGGATTGTATCGCGCCGACAAGTCGTTCATCCTGTTTGACGTGTTGATCGGCGGCAAGTGGTGGATGGACCGTGGCGCTCTCGACGACATTGCCACCAAGCTCGGCATTGATGTCGTCCCGTATCTCGGACGCATGACCCTCGCGGATATCGTCGAATGCGTCCGGTTGCCTTTCCCGTCACGGCTTGGCTCGGCAATGGCTGAAGGAATCGTAGCCCGCCCAATCGAGACGTTGTTTGATCGGCGCGGCAAGCGTGTCATCATCAAACTCAAAACCAAAGACTTTGTAGCAGGGCGGCGATGACTTCGCGCTATCATTTGCGGGAGTGTGAGCCCCGCATTATCCAGGAACCGGCTGGTGAGACACTATCTTCCCCCGCTTGCCAGCCGGGAATCAACTGGACGTGCCTCGTGACGTGGGCTGTGTTGACATTGCTGACTGTTGGTCTATATGCGTGGGTGCTGTGGATAACCATTTGCAGGAGTTGGGCATGAAGAACTATAAGGGAAGAATCTTCGGAGACAGCTAATCCCAACGTTGTATAATCTATCACCTAAAAATCAAGAAGGGAGTCGTACATGTCAGAACAGGAAAAGAGTTACACCATAGAAGTTTCGTGGAACATCAACAGGAATTACTATCACACCGGGTATAATCGGGCTGAAGCTCTCCAAAAATGGATAAACGAAAACCCTAACGAATACGCAAAGATAGCCGACCCGAAAGTCTTTGCCTTCGGAGTTCTTACAGGTATCAGAAACGGCGAAGAAGTTTCGGTTAGAGTAAGGTAGCCTATGCTTGCAATGCTTCTATCTTCACTTTTGCAATGGGCTATTCTTGCGGTTTTTGTAATTGCCGCTGTCGGTATTCTGGTTATCAGTAGCTCCGAAGAAAAGGAAACATCCGATTGAAGATCATTCTTGACAATCTGTATTCAACTGTCTATTTTGAGTACGAGGCCGAAGTCAAGCCCGCAATAGAAGCGGCTCAAATTTCGGTTGTGTATTTCACAAAGAAAAAGGGCGATCCTCATCCAACTCGAAACGTCAGAATTGAAAACTACATGATGAAATCCGGCTCTGAAATAGGAGTCCATCAATGTCCTACAGGAATAGTCAATCGGATTCTCAAAGTAGTTGAACCCCTGGGATTTCCACTCGATGTAATTGACAAGCGTAAAGTCCCTTGCCCCGGAGTTATTGATTACGGATTACAACCTCCGCCTATGAAACTCGGAGCTGATTACTCATTCCAAAATACAGCCGTTGTTGACGCTATGAAATTCGGAAGGGGTCTTTTGCACTATCCGACCGGAGCGGGCAAAACCTACATCATGGCTAAGATAATCAATGCCCTTGGAGTCCGAGCATTGGTGATTGTTCCGAGTTTGCAATTGTTCTCCCAGACCTATGAGAAGTTCTGCGAGTATTTCGGAGAGGAAAAGGTTGGTCGGTTAGGTAATGGAAAAGCTCAGGAGCTTGATGCTCCCGTAGTCATCGCAACCCAGCAAAGTCTCTATTCGATGATGACTACTAAGGACCCCCAATTTGATGAATTCGTTTCCGATTTTGATGCACTTTTCATAGACGAATGCCATCACGTTGCTACTTCCGATGCCCGCTGGGGTAAGGACGCACAAGGTCATTGGATACGTAAGGAGTCAACTTCCAATACATGGCATAAAGTTGCTATGAGAATCCCGGCTTACTACCGCTTTGGAATGTCGGCAACCGTTGGCTCTTCTGAAAGTCCAAACGATCAATTCATTCTTGAAACCGTGACGGGAAAGATTATCTCCCAGATAAGCGTTTCGGAGCTTACGGCTTTGGGGGTTTTGTGTTCAACCGAAGTTTTCATGTTGAAGATAGTAGAGGAACGTCGAAGTACTTGGAAGAATATCTATGAGTATCAAAAGGGAATCTCAGGAGATAAGGAAAGAATTCTTGTATCTGCTGGAGCCTATGAATCAAACATAATCCAGAACCCCATACGGAATCAAGCAATTGCCGACTGCGCAACGTTGTATAATAGGCAAGGCCGGAGAGTTCTGATTTTGGTTGACTTAGTAGAAAATCATGGAAAGATACTCCATAATCTCCTACCTGAGTCGATATTTTTGCACGGCTCTCATTCAGCTAAAGTCCGAAGTGCAAAATTGGAGGAAGTTGTTGCAACCGGGAATATTCTGATTGGGACGATTTTCAAAGAGGGTTTTGATCTACCATGTATTGACGTACTGATTATCGCAACTGGGGGTAAGTCCTCAAAGGCTCTGATTCAGAAAATTGGCCGTGTACTCCGAACCCACCCCGGAAAGAAGTCCGCAACTGTGATTGACTTTTATGATGCCGACGGCTCTATGGCCGAAGCCCATAGCAAAAACAGACACAAAATATACACAAGCGAACCCTCCTACACTGTGAAGGTCTTGCCTGTTGAAAACATGGAGGACATCTATGCGGAAAGTTGTACAGCCTCATAGGGGGCGAATGTTTGGTATTGATCGGAAAAAGCGAAAGGATGTGGCAATCTACTTTCGGCAAGAGGATACACCAATTCTAAATCAGTTGATTCGTATGGTAGAAACGGAGCAAGCCCTATCTGTTTCAGAAATAGTTCTTGATACCTTGCGCGAAAAGTTGGGCATCAACGACTATTCCCTACTCCAAAATACCATACTCGAAAAATATGCCGACGGCAAACTCCAAGGTCCAAGATTGTTCAAAACCTTCGCAGATATACTCGATTGGGAATTGCAAAATGGACCCGTACGCGATCTTCTTGGAAAATGGAATATTACCGAACGGGAGTTAGCTGTTATGGTCTATTTGCATATTTATGGATTGAGAAAGGTCTAAATATGCAAATCTTCGCACATAGACGGAAAAGCCGTCTTAGAACGTCTGTAGCGTGTTTTTCTGAAAAAGACGCTACTATATTCACAAACGTTCTGAAAGTTGCACAGCAGTCAGCTTTGACCGGTTTTTCGAGCTTCTGGCAGACCGTTCTATTCGTTTTGCTCGGAAAGCAGATAATTGCACATGTTCCGAGCGGCTCAAGGTTCCAAACCCAATTCCCACAAACCCAATACCCAATTGTTCCAATAATAAATAATTACTCTTCTTCTCTTACTCTTAAGAAAGAAAGAAGAAGAGAAGATATTAATTTGGAATATGGAATATGGGTTTGTTGGTTTGGTTTGGTTTGGGAAATGGAGGGGGTACAAGTATGAAATTCCAAGCAATCATAACAACACGTAAAATCACAAGACGAAAAAAACAGAGTATCCTATCCGAGTTTCCAAAACTCCAAACGCTACTAAACAATATCAAGACCGAACACGCTATCTCTCAAAAACAACCAACTGCCTTAGAAATTGCTGCCTATTTCAAGTCTGCGCTGAAGCGCAATGGATTCACAATTACCCAAAAGCATTGGCAACTGAGCTTAGACATTGCAGTCGATATCACTTCTAACTCTGATTACTCCCATATTTCAATTCCAGAATGGAAAGCCTGTATAGATTGGGCATTTTCACCTGCTCGGTATTCCCACAAGTTTTGGGGGAAAGTGCGGGTTGCAAGTTTGAAAACTGTGGTTTCGATGTACGATGATTACGTTCTATGGAGAAAACAGTCTGCCGGAAAGACAGGCGTTGAGGACTATGGGAACCTATGAGAAATTCGATTGACTTCCAAGTTCGAATGTTTCATGAGAGTTTGCCTCCAATAATTCGTGGGATTCAGTGGCATAACCTAACCGCCGTTGACGATGCCCAGATTTCTTGGGGACATGATTTTGTTAAGACCTTTCCAAGTGGAGAGAAGCGGAATCTCTATATTTGCAGTGCTGTCTCTGGGTTTGGAAAATCCTCAATCGCGATTTGTATTCTTCGGGACTTGATAGAAGCGGGGAAATTTGTTCGCGGGGCTGTCTTTGTTGATACCGAAAAATTCCTTGAGGACTTACGACAAGACACTGGAATTATGGGAGAGTCGAGGATATTTCAACGTCTGCAAATATTGGATGCATTTATCTTCGATGATATTGGCGTTAGGACAATGAATCAGTCAATGGCGGAACGCTACTATCGGGTTTTGAACATGGCGTGGTCGTTGCAGAAGCATGTTTTCTACACGTCAAAATACACAATCAAGGAGTTCCTTGCGAACAATACCGACGTTGACGAAAAGTTATTGGGTTCAATTGCAAGCCGAATGGTGTCGGATTGCACTGAGATACGGATTCACTCTAAAATAGGGGACTTCCGCAAGAATGGCAACAAACAATGATCTCGTTCTAGTAGCTGCCGAACGGGGTATCTTGTCAATCTTGCTCAAGAAACCCTCGTTAGTTGGTGAGATTTCAAAGGTGATTGAAGCCGGTCACTTTTCGACTAATGCCTATGCGATTGTGTTTCGGTGTTGTGTCCAATTCAACGAACAAGGTCGGGAGTTTACATGGCAGTTGGTAGCCGACTATCTCGCTTCGGTAGGGGAATATAAGGCTGTCTTTCCAACTCCAGTCTCTTTTCTAGCGGATATTGTTGCCTCGTTTTCCTCTGAAGATCGGTTGCCATTTTTTGTCGAGGTCCTGAAAGAACGTAGGCTGCGCATTGATCTCCATCGAAAGTTGCAGGAGCTTGATTCGCAGACAGGGGATATCTCTAAACCACCAGAGGACTTATATCGAGACCTGAGGAAGATTGAGGACGTGTTTTCTTCGGCCTCACTTCTCCGGGGGAAAACGAAAGTCCTATCGCCGGAGAATCTATGGTCTGAACTGAAGGGAGATATCATTCGGGTAGCGGAGACCCCATTTATCGGTACGGGCTATGATGACCTTGATTCAAAATTGACATGGGGACTTGCGCCGGGAAACGTTAGCTTGATAGTTGGTCGAACGTCTTCTGGTAAGTCATCTTTCCGCGCAAATGTGATTTACAACTTGGCAATGCGGGGAGTCTATACAATCACGATTTCTAAGGAGCAGTCAGCCCTTGCGGAGTACTTTCGTTTGATTGCAATACATACGGGCAAGAATCTACAGGATATATGCCGGGTTGCATCGTGGCCAGATAAAGAGGGAATGGAGGCTGCAATTTCCAGCACTGTCAAAATGATGCAATCTTCTGAGAATGGAAAACATCTCTTTCCCCATAAGATTGTCCGACCGCGCGGCTATTATGGGCTAGCCGATGTCAAACGGGAGATAGATGCTACTTTGAGAGAAAACGTCAATCCATCCGTGATTTTTATTGACTTATTCGACCAACTTGACGATGTTCAGGGAGAGTTTGAGAATCAGGCTAGTTTGATTAAGAAGAAAGTACTAGAATGCGCTGATATGGCCGAGAGCTACGGTATTCACTTTTGCTTAGTATGCCAACTTAAGCGGCTTGGAAAAGACCGAGACAAACTCGATATGCGGGAAATGATTCAAGGCTCTGGGAGCTATGAGCAGCGGGCGGATTTGATTATGATGATTAACCGTCCGGCCTACTATCATCCGACGGAAATCGAGGATAACACAATCACGGTCACGGTACTTAAACAGCGTGATGGTCCTCCGGCTATTTGTCATTTTGGTTTCGACAAAAACAGCTTGAAGATATTTACTCAGACAGAAGAAGTTTCGGATGAAGCCGAGGGAATGTTTTAGGGATGAAGGAGGTCCGTGTGCATCATGAGAAATATGTTACACTGTCTCAAGAACAATTGTGGGATAGGGGTTTTCAAGGGGATGAATTGGCAGTTGTAGAACTGTATGACAGAGTAAAAGGTATGTGGCGAAACTCGACACCAAAGGACTTCTCTGGTGTAAATATGCAAGCAGATTGGATGCAGATAGCCGCTGAGGAGTTCTTTGAGAAGTGGAAACGGTTCAATCCTGATAGAGGCATCAAATTTAATACATGGATACTTCACGTTATCCAAAACCGCTGGAAGAATGAACTTGTTTATCAATCTCGGTTGAAACGGGTAGGCAATCAGCATCAGGTGAGTACGGAGTTTGACTATGAGGAATTTGCGGGAATGATTCTTGAGGGGTTTCGGAGTTACAATGACGCGGACTTGTCCGGAGTTTTCTGTTGGAAGTTTTCGGAGTGGTTAAAGCATAAGGGGCGGGCAGAACATCAATCTGTTTGGCGAGTATTGGAGTGGAGCGGGAATTCTTCTCCAAAGTTTATTTCAGGGGTAATGCGAATCCCTCTGCGAAAAACTGTAAAATTGATTGAGGAAGTGAAGCACTTAGCTTTTGAATATCTACTTATCGAAAAGGAAGTATCATGGCGTGCAAGTTCTCAGTTAAGCGGGTAGAGTTTCTGGCTTGGTTGTCAGTGATTAGCAAGTCTTTCCAGTTTGCTGGGCAGCTAAGGGATATCTATGAGTGTGTAAAGATAGCCGTCGATAGCGACGCGTTAGGTAATGGTGAGTTTGTTATTTCAACGTCGGATGGTGTTTCGGCGATTCGGATATTGAATGTTCCAATCAGTGAGTTTTCTGGTGAAAAGACAGCCTGTCTTCTTAAATTCGATTCGGTTTTCAAGGTTCTATCAAGTTCACGAAAGGAATGGGTCGCCTTTGAGATAGACGCAGACCAAGCCGTTATTAGAACAGAGAGTCGGTACAAAATTCCACTTGTGTTGGGAGTAGACGACTATCCCGAACTGAGTACGGTTTTGCCTGAAAACGCTACGATCCTATCTGACTTGAAGTTTTTGAATCGGATGGATTTGTTGTTGCCGCTTGCAGCTAAGGAGTTTGAAAGACCGTCGTTGACAGGGGTTTCGGTATCGGATGACTTTTACATAAGTACGTCAGGGATTTGTGGGGCGGTTCATGCGAGAGAGGAAGGAGAATTTCCTGTTGGGACTGTCTTCGCCCATGTTGTCAAATTCTTAGGGGGTCTTTCCGGCGTAGGAGTTTCGGGCGTCTCTATCGGATTCACTGAGAATTCCTTGCTAGTGAAGGGAACAGACTTTTTCTATTCAAGTAATCTTCCTGTTGAGAAGTTCCCGATGGATACTATGTACTCAGTGTTGGCAAAGTGGGAGAAATCGGTCTTTCGTATAGCTATTGGAAGCGCAGAATTTCAGGATGCTATATCGCGGGTTCTGGTATTGGATTCGGATAAGTCTTCGGTACTGCAATTTTCGTTTCTGAGTGAGAATCAATTAGAAATTTCGTGTATAAGCGAACAGCAAGGCAACGATTCTTCGGAGACAATTTCTGTTGAGGTAACATCTGGTGCAATACCGCAAGGGTTTAAACTCGGATTGGCAACTCATGTAGTTCGGTCGGCGAGTCGGCTGTTTGCTGATTCGGATAAGCAGTTAGAGTTAGCGGTAGTGTCTGAGAGAGAGCCGATCTTTCTAAAGCAGGATGAATCTCGGTATCTGTTTTTTGCAATGCCGTGGAAGTTAACGAGATAGGAGAACGCTATGAGTTTGGAAGTTGACAAAGTATTTGAGTTTGAAGCCGCGCATAGGCTAGTTCAGAACAAAGGCAGACAGAGTAATATCCACGGGCATAGCTTTAGGGCTATCGTCCATTTTGTTGGTGAGCGGAAGTCAACCTCTGGAAAGGTTGTTGACTTCGCCGATTTCAAAAAGATTGGGGATTGGATTTTCTCAAATTGGGAACACGCCCTGCTTATTAGCTCTTTAGACGGGGATTTGTTAGAGTTCTGTATCGAGCACAATCTCAAATATTACTCGTTTTCGGCTCAGGACCCTACCGCCGAAAATATGGCCTGCGCACTGTTTTTCAAAGTCAATGAGTTTCTCAATGCCTATATCAAAGAAGCACCCGGACTCTTTACCGGAGTGAAGTTGGAACTTGTTGAGATTCATGAAACCGGAGATACTTCGGCTTCCTATTCCCTACCGGGATAACTTTTTCTGTGTTGGAGTTGGAGATTGTTGTATACTGTGGTAGTGTTGAACTAATTGAAACGATGTAGATAGCGAGGTAGAAGATGGATGAAGTAACAATCAAGACTTTTGAGAACTTGGTTTCACAAGAGTACGATCAGTCCCGGCAAATTGCTAAGACTGAGATGGGTTGGAATGAGCAAGGTCTTCATGACATGATGGAGAAGAAGCCCGAAAAGGTCAGGGAGTTCTTTGGGGGTTTGATCGAGGAAGAGCCGAATCTGGACGATGAGGCAATTGTGACAAAGATTCTTGAGGCTGCGTTGTCTAAGGAGAATCTGGCTCAGGCGATGTACTTTGTTTATGAGAACATGGGAGAGTCAGAACCGGAGCCTCAGTCGGAACAAACGACTACAGAACAGCCGTCGGAGCAAAAGGGTAAGCCCGGCAGACCCCGAAAGGCAAAAGAGCCGAAACCGCCGAAAGAACCTCGCGCGCCTAAGACCCCGAAAGAACCCCGTCAGCCGAAAGCTCCGGTCGATCTCGCAAACCCGTTTCGGGTTGGGGGAGTATCACATAGGGTATTTGATGCAATGAAGCGATTCCGGGGAACGCACGTTCAGTTCCTTGCTTTCGCATTACAGAATTTCTTTGTTGGCCGGGATTCACATTCTTCTGACAATTCATTGTACGCTATCCGAAACGCCGTCCGTAAGCATGGATGGGATATTGCATTCAAGGGAGAACAGATTCAGTTGTTCCCCCCTGAGGGCGTAGTTATGCCTGAAAAGGACATAGATGGTTCTCAGGTTGTCATGCCCGAACGTGCGTCAAGAAATCCAAAGGAAACCCCGGTAGTAGTGGAAGCTGTAACCGAAGTTCCTGTAGCTGTAGAAGAAACTCCTGTTGAGGTTCCGGCTGCGTCTGAAGTTCCTATTGCGACCGATACACAAGTAGAAAATCAGTAAGACCCTTGTTTCGGGTTGTTGGTGACGACCAACGAAGCCGGGTAGAGTTCGACTTCCTCTACCCGGTATTACTTAAGGCGTTTGTATACTTGACAAACCCCAAAGGAGCATGTATGTTTGCTTTAGATAATCAAACCGTATATCAGCAAAGCGATTGGAAAGAGCTTGTCCATAGCTATTGTTTAGCAGAGGGTGACTTCTTGGTTTTCTGGAAGGCCTATATTGATGAGAGCGGGACACACGCTACTGCCCCATTTGCAGTAGTAGGAACTGCATTAGCAGAAACCTCTGTTTGGGATTGTATTATTCCTAATTGGCAGAGAGTATTAGCGGAGTTTGGTGTTACCCGATTCCATGCGTCAGAGGTTAATGGGTGCTATGGGGAATATGCTGGGTGGTCAGATGAGCGCAAAGACAGTTTTGTGCGACAGCTTATTGATATCATTAGTAAACATAGAGTTATCTTTGGAACTTATTCGGTAGAAACCGCTATGTATCATCAAGAGGCTCATGACTTGAAAGCATCTGAAATCAGCGTTTATGATTATCTATTATGTCATGTAGTCATAGCGGCGGGTATTTTCTGTCTTTCTAAAAATCTGCACAGAGAAGAAAATGATGAACCACATGAGATATCTATCTTTGTTGGGGCCGGGTGTGATCTCAGTACAACATTGTTTTCTATTTTGAGCAAATTAGCGGCTCGCGGTATATATGATCCACCAGTGAGAAGAGTTGCTTTTGAGAATGAGCAGATCGTTCCTTTACAGGTAGCTGATCTTATCAGTTACGATGTCTATAAGCATTGTATCCTGAATCCGCATGATATAGAGAATATCAAACGGAAATCGCTGAAGCGGCTTGATGAAGAGAATAGTATGACTGGAAAGATTATAACTCGTGATTGGTTGCGATATGAATTGCCTGATATGGTGAAGATGTATGAAGAGAAGAGAGCAATCGAGAAGCTCAAGCCTTAGATTTCTTCTTCGATGGCACTTTCAATAGTGCTCCCATGATTTCATCCAGATTTCTTTCGGTAGGTTCTTCTTACTTAATGGGGTATGTGTTTGGTTCATGAGTATTCGGTAATAGATTCTTTTGAAGATGCTATCGCTTCAATTCAGATACTGAGTCAGAGCGAAGTGGATTTCTCGTTTGATTTTGAGGCAACCTCACTAAGTCCAAGTCGGGGGGAAATTCTTGGTATTGGGTTCTGTTGGGGAGAATGTAAGGCTCTGTATATTCCGTGGATGACGCGAGATATCTCCCTATTTGTTGGAGAGTTAGAGTCTAAGTGGAATGCTGTAGAGCAATGCAGAATCATTGACGAATTACGAAGTCTGTTTACTAATCCCAAGTCTATCAAGGTTGCCCACAACTTGGATTTTGAACTGGAGTGGCTTTCGGCAAAGTGGGATATTGAACCTGTCAATACATGGGATACATTTTGGTATCGGTTTTTGACAAATCCTGAGACGCCTCCCGACTACGAAAAGAAACTGGCGTTAGGCTACATAGCCGATCTGAAATACCCCGATTTGAAAGGCCTGAAGGATATCTGGAAGGGCGTACCTGAGGATGAGAATGGAGACAAAGACCTATCGAAGTACCGGAGTACGGAGACGATTGGGGTCTACTGTTGCAAAGATACCGATGCAACATACCGTGAGTACTCTTGGGGGAAACAAGACATTGAAACCCAGCCGTTCAAAGGTATCTGGAGAACGAGACTGTCTCCGGAGATTCATTTTGTTTCTCGCATGTCTCACCAATACGGCTTGCTTGTTGACTTAGGCTATCTTCGATCTACAAGAACGGAATTGGAGACACAGAGGAAAGAATTACTCTACGGAATTCAAAGTCAGGTTGGAAGTGTTCGATTTAATCCAGCTTCAAGTGTAGACTTACAGCGATACTTTTTTGGAAAGTTGGGGTTAGTTGATAAAAGCAATGGGCATCTTGATGACCCCGTACTTACGGCTATCTGCGAAAAAGATGGAATTTCTATTGCCGGTGAAATTCTTGAGTATCGAAAATTAGTAAAACTTATTAGAACGTACTTTGATGGAATTGAAGCTCAGATTGACAAGAGCACTGGGAGAATTCATGCGGACTTTATTCCTTGGGGGACTGGTCCGGGTCGGCTGTCTTGCCGCGAACCAAACTTGCAAAATCTTCCCGTACGGCGGGGGCCAATTGTTAAGCGAATGTTTGTTGCTCCTCCTAGGTATAAGATTCTCGCGGGGGATTATTCGCAGATGGAGTTGCGTTTGATTGCGTGGTATAGTCAAGACCCAGTACTGTTGAAGGCGTTTCTTAGCGGTGTCGATGTCCACTCATTGACTGCGAGTATTGTCTTTGGGATTCCTATTGAGAAGATTGGAAAGAAGTCCCGTGAACGGCAGATTGGTAAGACGTGCAACTTTGCATGGTGTTACGGCGGTAAGCCCGGCACACTTCTTAGTGGAAAGAGCGGAGTCGGTAATGAAATTCTCGGTGTGAACTACGCAAAACGAATGGGAATCTCCTATGAAAAGATGCTAACGTCAAAAATTCCTCATGAGATTTTGATAGATAAAGCCCGCGAACTTCATGGAAGATATTTTGCACCGAAGACTGGATATCGTGAAATTTTGACATGGGGAAGATCGGTCATATCCCAAGCGAGAAAAGATGGGTATGTAACGTCATCTTATGGGCGCAGGAGTTACTTTCCAAACCTAAATTCAGAAGATGAATCGAAACGAGATCATGCTGAAAAGCAAGCCGTCAATTTCAATCCGCAGTCAACCGGGCACGACTGGCAATTTTTCCATTTTATGGATATCATTGCTGAATCTGACCGCCGAGGTTTAGGAATGATTCCCGTATTAGAAGTACATGACCAGATGGTAACGTATACTCCTGAAGACAGAATTGAAGAAGCATCGGCTTTGATGGCAGAGTTTGGGGTTAGGCCGGATGAATCTGGTATCGAGATTCCGATGTTAGTAGAACCTGTGGTTGGAAATCATTTAGGAGAGGTATGAAGTACCAAAGCTTTTCGGAGACGTTTGAGTATCAGAGAACAAGTCTATTAGAAAGATTCACACTCTGGACTCAGGATTTGGTTGATCTATTACAGAGGCGGGTATTCAGTGAATCATTCAAGGAGATAATGGAGTTTGTATTAGGACTGAACGTATCTCCACTGACGGGTTTGACTACTGAGGAAATGGAACAGCAATTGGTATTTTGTAGTCAAGTTCGAGGTACATTCTTGCAATTGAAATCCGAACTTGAGATTTACCATTCACGATTACAAAGAGAATACGATGTTCACACGGGAATATTGTATATTAGAGTGAAGGAGGACCTACTTGCAGCCCAGCTACAGTTAGTGGCAGAAGGGAAGATAACGAAGTCCTCAATATCAATAACACGCGATGACATACAAAACCGATTCTATGAAAAGCATGGAGACGATCACAAAATGTGGATGAATTTCATTGACCAAGTACAATCTGCAAAATCGCTTGTTGCAAACGTCGCCGCCGATTTGGAAAGCCGTTCAATGATTCTCATGAGCTTGCGAAAGAAACATCAAGAATAAATCTGAAGGAGTTACATGTATGTATCAAAGTTCTATGGATGACGCTGCAAAAGCCGGAGGATTTTCCGGTATTCAATCTATTCAACAGAAGTCCCTTGATTGGGATATCCCCTACAAGTTCAGGCTGTTGACGCCGGTATTGCCGGTTCAGAAGATCATGTATCCGTGTCTTGCCCCAGACAAAAAAGATGACGGGCGAATCAAGCAATCATGGCGTTCAGTCCGTCTGCCGCTTACCTATGCCGATTTTGGTTGGGTTAAGTCTCCGACGATTGCAGATGTTTTGGTAGATATCGATTTGGCAATCAGGAAGGAACATCGGCCTGTAGGAACCCAAGAATCTGTGAAGTCCTTTTTCAACGTGCAGAAAACTTGGGTCTTTCCGGCGTTTGATCGTCGAGATTCAGAGGCTGTCATTCGTTACTTTGAAGTTGGTTGGACGATCTTCAATGAGGTTCGGAATCTTCAGTTAGCGATTGATGAAGACAATCAAGGGAAACTCGCTAATGGCCCGATATGGGTACATGACGTTGTTGTTAGGAAGAAGCGCAAGAATGAAAACTCTCCTAACAAGTCTGGTTTCAATACCGCCTACTCGGTAACTATGGCAAAGAACAATCGCTGGGCGGGCAAGTTTGACCGAGACATTCTGACGGATGTAACTAAGTGGACGGAACTCTATGATTATTCGGCTTCGGATGAATTGCAGATTTTCACTGAGGTTGAAAAGGGTGTCTATGACATGTTCTCCGCTGAAGCCGAAATGTTTCCGCTATTTGCTCCGATGACTCCCGATGAAATTCGGGAGATGTTTACTAATTTCCCATTGTGTTTGGATGCGATTGACAACACAAACAATGCAATCTTCAGTCATCGGGCGCAGTATGCAGAAGCTTTGGAGAAAGCAGGCATTCCTTTTGGCTACCTGAGCGGAAGTAACTCCGAACAGATGTTCAAAACCCCTGAAAAGGCCTCAGAGAACGCTAAGGCCGAGCCTAAATCGGTGCCTCAAGTACAGACGGCTCCGAGAGAGAGCACGGCTGTAGGACAGCCTAAGACGGCTTCTGGGGTTCCGGCTTCTCTTGCTGGTTTGGCGAGTGCAAAGTCATTGGTTGTTGAGGAAGAAGACCCTCTGCCTGAGCCAATAAATGACCCCCCTGTTGCAAAAGTGCAAGAGACTGCTCCGACAGTAAAAAGGAATCGCCCAGCATTTTTGGATGACTTGAAGACCGGGAAATAGTAGAACTACGCATGAGGGAAACCCGGAATGACTCCGGGTTTCTCCCTAACGAAATGGACACCAATGAAACAACTGCCAGCCGGATTGAGTAACTTATTGACGAAAGACGAAACCCCGAAAGATACGACGTTTGGGGTTGCTACAAAACTGAATGATCTTGAGAATGAGTTTAAGGACTCTGGACTTAAGGGGAGTTTGTCGGTCGGGAGTAATTTCCCACCGCCGGAAGTGATTCCAACGGGAATACCAGAGCTTGACAACATAGTTCTTTCGATTGGCGGTTTGGCGGTTGGTCGTGTAGTTGAGATAGCCGGGGAGACAAACGCTGGTAAGTCAACTCTTGCTCTGAATTTCTGCCGAGAAGCAATCAAGTTGGGGAAGACCGTAGTTATTGCCGAAAATGAAGGAACTTTAACGAGTGACTATTTGGAGCGGATAGGATTGCCGCCGGATAGTTACCACGTTTTCAAAGGGCACAAGTTGAATGGTTCAGAGTACCTCGACGGTATTCTTCAATTGGCAGAGATGGGGTATGATGTAATTGTCATTGACAGTTTGTTCGGGATAGTTGGGGCTTCAGAATCTGACGCAAGGGTTACAGATTCAAAGATGAACACAAAGCAATCCGGTGCTCAGGTTGTGGCCGTGTTCGCCCGTCTGTGGAAAAATGGATGGAAGCCCTTCCTCAAAAAGAATAAGGGGAAGAAGATTGTTAAGGGTACTGATTCAAACACTACGCTAATTGTCATCAATCACTTGAAGGACAAGTTCGATGGTTTTGGGAAAGATGTTCCCGGCAGTAAAGATATGGGGTTTCTCTATAGCCAGAGGATATGGCTTGAACGCTTGGGAATGTCGAAAGAGGACCTTGACGAAGACGGTAATCCGGTGTATACTCGTGTGAGGCTAACGTGTCAGAAAAGCAAACTCTCGCCGGGTGGAAGAAGCGCGATTATGTATGTTCACAATCACAGTGGAATCTTTTACTCAGATGAAACCGTGATTGTCGATTTGGCTGTCAGACGGGGTTTAGTGTCAAGATCGGGTGGGTGGATAACATCGAAGTCGGAGATTTTTGGAACTGTTGGGCGGTGGAATGGTGCACACGAGTTTGCCGAATACTGCAAGGCTAACAATGAAATCTTGTCTCAGGTAATGTCGGGAGATTGATATAATGTCATTGACTACTAAGAATATCATGGAAGTATTGAGGACTGACTATCCGGGCTTGTCGCCGAAAGTGTATAATGAGTTAGAGGCTGCGTTGGAGCATCTTATGGGGGCAATGTTTGTAATTCTCGGAGAGCAGCCCCAAGAGGATAGGGTAAAGGCAATCATAGCCGCTATGAAGTCCTTGCTGTATCATGTAGTAGGTGATAATGGAAAGCGAGTGAATTGATATGCGTCTGATTCTGTATAGTGATCTTCACTTGAAACAAGCGGACCCACTTGGATATCCGACTGATAGTGGACTGAATAGCCGTCTTGAGAGAAAACTCCAATCACTTCAAAAGGTAGTCGATATAGCAATTGAGAGAAACGCGCTTGCTATTGTGGATTTGGGGGACTTGTTTGACGGTATCAATCCACCGTCACGAATCAGAAACGCATACGCGGCGGTAATGTCGAGAGCGATCGACGCTGGTATTTACTGTTTGCGCGTTGTTGGGAATCATGAAACCGATGGAAGGGACCCGGATGGTTTTGATGCAAGTCTGCTGAGCCGGTATTTCGCAGTTGCTAAGGAGCCGTGTCGATTTAGGTCTTGGGCAGATAAGTATGTTACCGATGATAGAATTTCATTGATTCCAGAGGTTCCTATCGACAGAATTCTTGAGTATATAGAGTCACATCCAAAGAATATTATCTTAGGTCACTTTGGCGTTAATAGCGCGACCTACCCGAACGGGCAAGAGGAATCGTTGGGGATTTCTATGGCGTCTTTGTCGGAAAGTCCGGGTGTGTTCTTGGGGCATATCCACAAGCGGCAGGAAATAGGGAATGTTGTCTATATTGGGGCATTGTGTCGTAAGGATTTTGGGGATGCCCAGATACCTACAGGTTGTTTGCAACTTGACGTTAATGCCGATTCGAGTGTTGAGTACTCGTGGATTGAAATACCGGATATTGCTTTCCACCAAGTTGAGATAACCGAGAGGGGTATTAATGATGGAGAAGAAAGCACAATTGATCTTGCCGAGGGTGATGTTGTCAAGCTCAGATACTCTGGGAGTTATTCGTGGTTCTCTGGAAAGGACTTGAAATTTCTGACGGGGTTGTATCGAAAGCTTGGTGCGAGTAAGGTCTTTGTAGATTTCAGGCCGACTCAGGATGCTGCCGATTCTCCGATTGATATTACTGTTTCTCAAGATTCAGTAAGCATAGATGGAGTTTTAAGGGAAGTTGCGGGGAATCGTCAAGACGTATTAGGAGTTGGTCAGGCCTATCTTCAGAAAGCGTATGAGGCAATTTGATATGTGGCAGATTCGCAAGGTTAACATAGACAACCTATTCCGGTTTGAACATGCCGTTTTTGAACCTCTTGGAGATTCAACTTCTCTGATTATTGGTCAGAATGACGATGACCCCGGAGCGGATTCAAACGGAGCCGGGAAGTCCTCGTTGTTCGATGCAGTTACATGGGCAATCTGGGGTAGAGTGCCGAGAGGGGGAACGATTGATTCGATCATAAGGAGAGAGGCCCCCGCAGGAACTATAGCTTCTGTAGAATTGACTTTGTTTGATTCGGAGACTAATTCGTCTATTTGTATTACTCGGATGCAGGGAAGATCGAATGATAAGAGTAGAGATTCTTTGAAGTTCCAAAAGATTAAGAAGCCGGGAGAGCAGGACAATAAACCTCTACGCATTAAGACTTTGACCCAAGAGGCAATTTGCAAGTTTTTTGGTTATGATGGAAAACATGGATTTGATGACTATTTGAGTCGAGCGTATTTTTCGAGTACATCCTCAAGGGGGTTTTTGTCATCCGAAGTTGGTCCATCTGCTAGGCAAGCAGTGCTTGAGCGGTATCTTGGTTTGGAAGTGATTGACAAAGCCCTCTCATTGGCAAGAACTGACGCAAAGGAAATCCAAACAAGTAGGGATGCTCTGTTTGCTAAGGCCCAGTCGTTTGAGGAAATGATTGCAACGATTCCGAATCGGGAACGTTTGGTTGCGGAAAAGGTTGATCACGAAACGGAGATAGCCGATTGTCAGACGGCAGTAACTAGGTATCAAAATGCGGTATCGATTCTTAGTAGAATCCAAACGGAATGGATGATGGCAGCGGAGGCCGGAAAGGACTTCAATAGAAAACACCAGGAGGCTGTCATTGCGTTGTCTACTGCAAAGTTGAGATACGAAGACGTAAAAGAATCTGAGGGGTATTACCTTGAGCTTAGGGAGTCCTATCCGAAAGTAGTAGAAGAAGATCGGAGTTTGCTTCGGGCTATTTCTGAGAAGCAAGGCGAAAAGCTGCCACTTTCGGAACTGATGAATACTGTCCAAAGTGCTCTACTTTCTAAGAATAGGGAGTTGAATGAAACCCGGAGTTTGATTTCTCAACATTCTGGCAAGGAACTCCTAACGTGTCCTCACTGTTCTGGTCCGTTGATCTTTGACTCTAGGAAAGTTCTGCCTTTTGATACTGCCGCTTCTGAGAATAGACTACTTGAACTTAGACAAGTAGAGTCCGCCCTTGCCAATGAGATTGCAGTTTGTGAAAGGGAATTGTCTGAACTCAGAGAGCAGATTTCGACAATTGGTTTGGCAGTGAAGGGTTTTGAATCTCAGCGAGTTAAACTCCAAAAGACTATCTCCGAGGTTGATTCTCATAACTATACTGAAGCCGACTCTTTGAATAGCAAGATCGCCGAATGTGATTTGCAGGTACATAGTAGGGGAACTGATTATGAACGATGGTGGAAAGAGTTTGAACTTAGTCAGCAAGAGTGGATTAAACAACTGACTGAAATCGTCAAAGAAATGACGGGTAAGGTTTTATCGAACGGCGTTTTTGATGACCTTGCACCTACGCTACTTACCTATGAAGATCGTGTCCGAAGTGGAGCCGAATACATTCAAACTTTGGAGTTTGAACTACAAGCCGTCAATTCTAAGTTGGAGAGACTTGACCAATACGAGAATAGCCTAAAGACTTGCCGGGATGAAGTGGCGGTATTGAACAACAAGGTCAGTTCGATTGAATGGTGGATTGAGAATTTCCCGAAAGTGAAACGTAGGGTTCTTGACCGATTTATTCCTCTGTTTCAACAAGGTGTCAATGGCTATCTTGAACGGCTTCAAATCAAGGAGCGCGTGAAGTTCTCTCTTGAGGTTGAGAAGAAATCCGGTAGTGGAATGAAAGCCGGATTTTTCATAGGTGTTTTTGATGGTGATAATTGGGCACCGTTTGAGTCCTATTCTGGTGGTGAGAAGTCGCGCATACTTGTATCTGTTGGTTTTGCCCTACGGGATTTGTCGGCTAGGAGTAGCAATGGTTTGGGCTTCTTGCTGTGCGATGAAATTCTTGACACGCTAGACTCTACTGGTATTGAGTATTTTTTCAATCTTGTAACTGGACTTGAGGGGCAGAAGATGGTAATTACCCACACGAAGTCGAATGATATTGTCTCCCGCTGTGATAGTGTCTATGTTGTCAAACGTCGGGATGGAGTTTCAGAAGTGATTGACCAAAGGCGGGTAGCATGATAACTCTTGGAGTTGACCCCTCGCTGTCAAGTACGGGGATTGTTCTTTTGCAAGATGGTATTGTATTGGATACCTATGTAATTCGTCATTGCTGCGGAACTCAGAAAGGTCGTAATCACTTTCTAGTTATCCAATACCATTCTGGAGACGAAAGCCAATGTAAGGTTCTGCATCGACAGGATTATACGCTTGAACCAAATCCGGCAGTTAATCAATTGATTGCCTATGATCGGGTGTGGTATTGGTTTTTATATGATGCTGTAAAGTATAGCCCAGACCATATTGGAATTGAAGTTCCTATGGGGGTTCATTCAGGCAAGGGTGCAATTATTGATCGATTCTTTGCTTGCGCTGTTTTAGCCTTAAATGATTTTCGAGAATCTGACGATACGTCATGGCAGATTCACCAATACAATCCGAGTGCAATCAAGAAGTTCATAACGGGTCGGGGGAACTGCAAGAAGGAACTCGTGCTTAAAGAAGTGTATCGCAAGTTTGGATTTGATACGACGATTAACGATATAGCTGATGCCTTTGCATTAGCCAAATTAGTGGAAGGAGAGTTTGATGGCAGTAAACAGTGATGGACTTCAGAAGCTATTGAATAGAGAGAAGCCGGAAGAGAAGCCGGAAGAGAAGCCGGAAGAGAAGCCGGAAGAGAAGCCGGAAGAGAAGCCGGAAGAGAAGCCTAAATCTAAGAAACTTACGGCTAATCCCTATGATGTTATGCTTGTGGATTTCCAAAAATTCATAGCCGAACATCCTATGATAAAGTCACTTGGTTTGAAAATGACTGAGCAAAAGAGCGGGGACTTTCTTGTTTATCAGGGTCAACTATCTTGCACTTGGGTATGGCTGCGTAGGAGTGGTTGTATTTTTGAGAAGACCTCGCTGTTGAGAATCATTCACGGTATGCCGAAAGATCATCCTTTGAGGATGTATTTTTCTGAGTATTCAATCGCAAGTGGAACCTATCTCGGAAAGAGCCAAAAGGAGCGTATATGAACTGCGATATAACAGGTGCACATATTCAGAGTGGGGAAAAGATTCAGGTAGCCGGTAATTCTACAAGGTGGGTATCGTCGAGTAGCATGGCTTTGTTACTTATGGGGCTGTCGGCTAAGGAGATTGCAAAGCGGTATCGAGACCTAAAGGAAAAGATGGCAACTATGAGTGAAGCCGACCGTAAGGAATTCTTCGCTGATTGCGCAACAAAGATTGAATGAAGGGGAAAATATGGTATCGGTTGACAATTTGCGGATGATCGAGGACCGCGTTCTTATAGAGAAAAATACCAAATTGGATGGAATCTATTCTGGCTCGATAGTCATTCCCGATCAAGTGAATTTGAATGACAGAGAGAGTAAGATTGGGAAGATAGTTGCCGTTGGGCCGGGGTATATTGACGGTAAAGGCCGAACGCGGCTGCCGGGGATTCGGGTTGGTAGGAGTTGCTACTATACCCGCTACGGAAAGGAAGTCATTGATCTTGGGGATGACTGCGTTTGGATAATTACGAGGCAGCACGGTGTACTAGCATACGTCGAATTCGATGCCGACGGTTTTCCGTGTAAGATAGAACCCCGACTTGATCGGATTCTGATTCGTGAATGTATCGATGCCGAGAAGATCACATCTGGTGGTATTGTCATTCCGAATCCTAAAAAGCCCGTGATTGACTACAGGCTTTATGAAGTTCTTGAAGTTGGGCCGGGGTTGCCTCAATGGGAAACTGATGAAGTGTCAGACGTTACACGACTTGACCCTACGGGAGTTGTGATTCCGTTAGCGGTTTCGGTTGGGGATTTTGTTTGGGCTGCCCCTCAGTGTGGAGTACAGATTTCATGGAATCATAGAGGAAGCCGGGAAGAATTCATATTGGCGAAATTGTCCGAATGTATTATGGTTGAAAAGAGATAGTGGAGTACATAATGGGCAAGCCAAATAAAGACTCCATCGAATTGATGGCGTCTATAGCTCTATCTTCTGGGGAACCCGTAAATACATATGAGAGAGAGCATCTTGCTACATTGGTAGATATTGTCAACGAGAATGAAATCTACCTACTGAAGAAAAATCCTGATTTCAATCCGGGTGATGCGAACTCCCCAGCGTATATTCGTGGTAGACGGATTTGTGGTAGTCTGCGAAGGAGAGAAACCCAACTTCGTTGTCTGAGACCAGCCGGACACAAAACGAATCATAGTGGCTATGGACGGTGTTTAATCCATGAGAAGATGCGGGAGGGTTCGGTTACTAGATATAGCCGCGTTCTCAAGGGTTATGCTGCGAGTGGCTTTGCACTTGACCTGAAGGAGCTTGAGGAATTATATCCAGAGCTTTTGGATGACCCCCGTGTAGATGAAATTCGAGAGGAAATCTTGATACTTGAGCGGGTATTTGCAAAGCAGATAAATGATCCGGTGATTACTGCCGGAGAATTGCGGTCAACGGCTTTGGCTTTAGCTAAGGTGAAAGCCTTGAAGTCAAAAATGGAAACGGACAAGCTCCTTATAGATATTAACAGTATTCGGGTATTTGTGCGATCATTGCTAGAAGTAGTACGGAATAACGTTGGGACTGTACAGTATAGTCGGATAGCAGAGGAACTTGAGGAGAAGCTGACGTTTCCGATCAATAAACCAATGCAGAGATTACTGGAAACACGAGCAACTATAGCGGGTAAAGATGGAACAGAAGTGGACGCATGACGAATTGTGCCATGATCTGGCATTGTGTTTAGACACGATTCTGTTGTCGGTTCCTATGGGGTCTGTTTGGCAGGGTCTATACAGAGCTTCTGGCAAGGGTGCGAAGGGAACCCCTATTGCGGATGTGGTAACCTTCAAACCCTCGTTTACGAATTTCTGTATGGCGGTCTATGAAGTCAAGGTAGCCCGTGGGGATTTTCTGCATGAGATAAAGGGCGGTAAGTATGCTTTGTATCTTCCTCATTGCCAGCGGTTCTACTTTGCGTGTCCGAGCGGATTGGTTACAATAGATGAAATTCCTCCTGAGTGCGGTTTGATTGTTCGCGGAGATAAGGGATGGAAAGTAGCTAAGGGTGCTCCGGCTCGTGAAATCGAAACCCCACTTGAGACGGTTCAGTCAATGCTTTTTCATAGGTTGAAGGCTTCTCGCAGAAGTAAGGCCTTGCATGATGTTGCATGGATGCTTAGACAAAACCCGGAGTATAGGACACTTCCTAAGAAATTTGGAGAATGGGTTTCTGAGGCGGTGAACAAGAGAAAGAGTTATGATCGATTGGAGCAAGAACTTCGGGAGGGTTATGCTGCGAAGGAGCAGGAACTACTAGGCCGCTCTCCTTCTGAACCAGTTGCGAAAATCACTTCTCCGATTCAAGTTCAAATCCAAGAGAAACCCCCATCAGTTCAGATATTGCCTGCATCTGAATTTGAGGCTATCACTGGGCAGATACTTATTGCATGCAGCAGATTGGTCAGCGGAGAGAATTGTATTGAGGACCCTACTACAAAATTGGTCTTTGTGCGGAGGGAATACTTTGACCAGATACGGGTTGGGCTTGAGGCCTACGGAAACAAAATCTGCGGGTTAGTTGAAAAGACGAATGACAAGGCCGGAGTAACTACGGTGCCGCAGAACGTACTCATTACGTTGGCTCAACTACGCTCATGGGATGTTGATGTATACGACTTCGATAAGGTCCGAGAGAAACTCGTTGAATACGCTGATTGGGATGTTGTGAAGTATCTCGACAGCAATCGGGCTTTCTATTCGGCTATTCTTGAAAAGTTATTTGGCGGGTCTGTGAAAGGATGAAACTATGGAAACTGATGAACTGTTGCAAAAATTCCCTGAGTTGAATCGGCTTCAGGATGTGATTGCCGAAACTGACAAGATCAAGAAAACCCTTGGGGAAATGGAAGATACGGTAAACCGTCTTTTGAGTTTGAATGAAAAGATCGTCGGCTTGCTTGGTGGGGAGAAAGTAGTTGATAGTTCGGTCGCTATTGCACCAGATTACGTTAAGGATACAACGATTACTGGCTAAGGAATCTCCTGTTTTGCCGATACGTAGGTAAAACCTCTATCAGGAGTGAGAAGATGAAAGAGCATCGAATTCCGTGCCCGGTTTGCGACGGTACTGGTTGGATGAATCCTCAACAGGAAACCGGAAACGTTATTTGTCCGCAATGTATGGGGTCAAAGTGTCAACAAGTTTGGGTTGAGGAAATCGAGCCGAAAGAACCCCGACGAAACGATACTTGTGTGGGTGGGTATTCATACGGAGCCGATACCGCTTGGAATTGGGATAGACTGATTCGTGATATTGGAGAGCTTGGGGAATAAGGAAAACTGTATACTCCTATAAGCAGACGGACAATGAAATCCTATGAGGTAGTGAATGAATCTAGATGAATCGACTGTTGTTGTGATCTATAACAAGAAGCGAAATACTCATAGGGTACAGAACTTCACAAGAAGAAAGCTCATTGGTAGAACAGTTCTCTATACAGGAGTGGATGGTGTTACTCACTTTGGAGAATTGAAGGGCTTTAGTGAGGACGGCGATTGGCAGATTGTCTCTGATTCAAATACGAGGATAAAACCAAATACACGAGTATTGATTGTGGAGGAATAGCGGTATGATGCAGTTACCTATTGGCACTTTTTGCATGGTTGAGGGAGTAATGCGTCAGGAGATAGAAGCCGCAAAGTTGCGGAACTCCCCTCATTACATTTACCGTCCGAGAATTTTCATGGATGGAACCCGATACTGTGCTCTATACGGGGATGATATTCAGGTTGGGATTACCGGCTTTGGTGAGACTCCGGCTGCGGCTATGAAGGACTTTGATCGAGTTTGGAATGGCTGCTAAATGTTCACGCGGTTGGGGGAAACGCTGTCCTGAAGCAAAAGGTGCAAAATGTACCTGCGCCTGTCATGGTAAGAATCATGGCCTACTTGTGAATAGGGATTCGGCATATCTTCCAGTGACGGCTTCTAAGGGATTCTATAGAGTAAGTCCTTTTGTGATTCGGCATGCTCTTTGGACGGCTCCTAATGTTAGACTCGAAAGATTCCCCGATAGGAGTATCAAGACAAACGTTCTCAGGAAGCATGTTCACTACAGTAAACTAGGATTTGAATGGGGTGTGAATCATGCTAATGCTTTTGACTTAGCTTTGAACATTCTGTCGATGTACGTCTCTGATTATTGGGCATGGCAATTGCATAAGGAGTTTGTAGAGGACTTCATTGCTAAGATTCCCTATGAGGGTAGGACGATTTTTGGCATTGAGATATATGTTTGGCTTCAAGCACGGCGGAAACAGATAACACTTTTTTAATAGGAGTTTGGTGTGGCAGTTTTCTATAGGTACATACGAGATCGGAAGGGGCAAATTGTAGTAACGGTTGCGATTCAGATTCCCAAAAAGGGAGAGACGGGTTGTATTCGGTATGGGGTAGCCGTTGTTGAAATCAAGGAGAAGTCGAGTCGAATTTCAAAGAAGCGTGGTAGGCAGATAGCTCATGGAAGATTGATCGCATCTCAAGACATTTTGGATTTAATGCCCGATGGAGCGTGGTCTATGAATGCGTTTGGGGTATGTGATTCTGAGCATATTTACATGAGAACGTTTTTAGTCGATAAGGTATTAGGAGGGTGCGGAAAATTACCGATAGAGGTAACTCTGAATCGCTTCTTGGATTATCTTCGGGCGAATACACCCTATCTACTTGAGGAAACTCCTGCGGATGGTCCTATTGGGATAGATTCGATTGTGGATAGAATTGGGCATGGCGAAAGAACTTCCGCAGAAGAATCGGTAGTTCATCCTGAGCCGTATCCGATGCCGGAAGAACGTAGTTAGTTGGTAGGGGTTTCTTTCTACGGCGAGTGAATATTTAGACACGGAGAGTTTGTGGAAACAGAAGCTTATACTAAATTCATTGAGTCAAAGAAGATCATCTCTGTTCCAACCGGATTGAAGGAAGATGTTGAAATCAATCCGATGCTATTTTCTTTTCAAACTGCAATTGTTAAGTGGGCATTGAGACGGGGAAGAGCTTGTGTATTTGCCGACTGCGGGACCGGAAAAACTCCAATTCAACTTGAGTGGGCAAAACATATACCAGGGAAAGTCTTGATCCTTGCGCCGTTAGCCGTAGCCGAGCAGACACGTCGTGAGGGAATTAAGTTTGGGATACCTGTAAAGCACGCCCGCCAACATTCGGAGATTGGAGTTTCGGACAAGATCGTTGTTACAAACTATGAAATGCTTCATAAGTTTGATGTTAGCCAATTTTCAGGCATTGTCTTAGACGAATCGAGTATCTTGAAATCCCAAGACAGCAAAACTCGGCAGATCATTCTTGATTCATTTTCCCAAACTCCATATCGTCTTGCATGTACGGCTACCCCGGCTCCGAATGATTTTATGGAATTAGGGAATCATTCAGAGTTTGTTGGAGCATTATCATATACGGAAATGCTGTCAACCTTTTTTGTGCACGACGGTGGAGAAACTCAGAAGTGGAGATTGAAGAAACACGCCGAAGGAGATTTTTGGAAATGGCTATGTTCGTGGGCAGTACTACTCCGTAAGCCGTCCGATTTAGGATATGAAGATGATGGATTCATTTTGCCTGAGATTCGGTATCATCATGTTGTTGTAAAAGCTGAATCTTCAACTGATGGTTTTTTGTTTTCGATGGAAGCTCAGACATTGAATGAACGCCAGCGCGCGCGCAAGGTAACGATTACCGAACGAGTTGCTGCTGCTGCAAAAATTATCTTGCTTTCAAACCAAAAGATAGATACTTTGATGACCCTATGCGAAAATCAGAAGAAACTCCCGGTGCGTATATGCGACAATACTATCTTGAGCATAAGCAAGGGTGGAATAGGCGTACGCAAGAGCAACGAGACACTATTAACGCAACCCGGAGAGAAAAATATAGAACTGACCCAGAATATGCCAATAAATGCCGAGCCGCGTCTAAATCTAGATCATCAGAAGCTCGACGATCATCAAGAATTAGTAAGTACGGAATTAGTCTTTCCGAATACAATGCAATGCTCGAATTTCAGTCAGGAAAGTGTGCAATTTGCCACAGAGAATTCAATGGAAAAGGAACAATTCACATCGATCATTGCCATACCAGCGGAAAAGTTAGAGGACTTTTGTGTTCCGAATGTAATCTTGGAATCGGAAAATTCAAGGATAGTTGGGAATTACTCAGGAGAGCAATGGATTATCTGGTGCAATCTCAATCTTGAAGCTGACGCGGCGGAAATAGCAATACCGGGGGCGGTTCAGGTTTGTGGTTCCGATTTGAGAGAATTCAAAGAGCAAGCAGTTGTTGATTTTATCAACGGAAAAACCCAAGTTCTTATTAGTAAACCTACAATTTTTGGTTACGGTTTGAATCTCCAGCAGTGTTCAAAGATTATTTTTCTTGGGCTTTCAGATTCCTTTGAGCAATTCTACCAAGCAACCCGTAGATGCTGGCGGTTTGGTCAAACGAAACCTGTAGACGTGTATATTGTAACGGCTGAAACTGAAGGAGCCGTTGTCAAAAATATCCAAAGGAAAGAGGCAGACGCAAAGAGAATGGCAGATAATATGATCGAACATATGGCTGATATCAATTCGGCTAATATTCGGGGTATTGCCCGAACGGAAACAGAATACCAAACGAAAAAAACTGAAGGCAAAGATTGGACTGCTTTGTTGGGAGATTGTGTTCCTACTTGTAGGGATATGCCCGATAACTCCGTTGACTATTCAATATTTTCTCCGCCGTTTGCGAGTCTCTATACTTACAGCGCGAGTGATAGGGACATGGGAAATTGTAGAAGCGGTGACGATTTCATGAAGCATTTTTCTTACTTGATTGACGATTTGTTGCGAGTAACAAAGCCGGGGAGACTGCTGAGTTTTCACTGCATGAATTTGCCAACATCAAAAACCCATGATGGTTTCATTGGGATAAAGGATTTCCGTGGGGATTTGATTCGTCTGTTCCAAGAGCACGGATGGATATACCATAGTGAGGTAGTCATCTGGAAAGACCCAGTTACGGCTATGCAGCGTACGAAAGCACTGGGATTACTCCATAAGCAACTTGTAAAAGATTCTTGTATGTCACGACAGGGGATACCCGACTATCTCGTAACAATGCGAAAGCCAGGAGAGAATCTAAATCGTGTGACGGGGAAACTTGATACCTTTATTGGAGACCAGTCGATGTTCAAACGCGATGGTGATTTGAGTATTGATATTTGGCAGAGGTATGCGAGTCCGGTTTGGATGGATATTAGAGCAACTCGCACATTGCAGTATCGGGCGGCAAGAGATGGTAATGATGAACGCCACATCTGTCCTCTACAGCTAGACGTGATCGAGCGGGCTTTGCAGTTATGGACAAATGAGGGAGATATCGTACTATCTCCGTTTGCGGGGATTGGGTCAGAGGGGTATTGTGCTATCAAGATGAAGCGGAAGTTTATTGGTATTGAACTGAAGCCCAGTTATTACGATACGATGGTTTCTAATCTGAAGCAGGCAGAGCGCGATAGGGAAGTTGTGAGTCTGTTTGATATGCCTGAAACTGTAGAACAAGACCCCGATTCAAACGTGGAGAATCTCAATCTATGATAAACCGTGTATACGTTGCTGGTTCCTATTCTGCCGGAACCGCAATTGAAGTCCTTGATAATATCCGGCGTGGAACTCGTGCTGGTGTGGAGTTGTTGCTTGCGGGCTATTCTCCGTTTGTTCCGTGGATAGATCACCAATTCCAGTTCTATCTCCGAGAGGGAGAGGTTCTATCGGTAGAAGATTACTACCGATATTCTCTTGCATGGTTGGAAGTGGCAGATGCATTGTTTGTTCTGCCGAATAGTGAAAATTCCCGTGGAACTCAAGCGGAAATAGCGAGGGCAAAGGAGTTAGGTATACCAATTTTCTATAAGTTTGAGGACGGGAAATTGATAGAATAACGTGGGTATTGAAATGTAGTGGCGTAGTATGTACCTTTGTAACTTCTTGTTTTTCAATAGGTTATAGGGGTATAACTTTTTTGTGGAAAGTCTAAGATTTTCCTTGACTTATCCGATATAACGTTGTATACTTGAGACAGAAAAGACAAGGAACAAGGAGATACAAAGTGCTGACACAACAACAAAAAGATCAACTCGCGGAGATTTTGGATTCGTCCGATGCTCAGGCTATTTTAGGGGCGTTAGTAGAACTCTGTGCAATGAAAGTTGTTGAGAGAAACGACGAATATCGTTGGGTTGAGGCTCAGAAATGGGACTCTATTTCTCATTCGATTGAACGATGTATTTCTGAAATCCACAAGGAATTGTAATATGGTAAAGCACCAACCGAAATTTGATGAAGCAATGAATCGGGCCGAAGCTGATTTCCGACTTGCTGATGGAAAGGACATGAAGGATAAGTGTCCGTATATTTTCTCTTCCGAAATGTCCGATGCTTACTGGATTACTGCTTTCAGTCTCTATCATACCGGAAAGAAACCCGCGATGCTGCATAAGTCAACCGGGCATACGTGGGTTGTTGACATGCCAGTTGTTAGCATCGGTCGGTATACTGTCGATTTTCCGAGTCAGAGAAATGGGATTACGAAAGTTGTATAATCAATAGAGAGAGAGGAGAACCACATGACCGACCAAGACATACTCACGCAGCACCCGTCGCCGTTGCGGTTAATCACTAACGATTTCTCATGTATCGTTGTTGACGCCAATTATCGTACTATCTTCAGTGGTATGCCGCCTTTTGAGTTGAAATACCGTGACGTACTGGACCTAATCGTCTCCGCCGTGAACGAGAAGGCGGCACACATTGAGCTGGCGGAAACGGCAAGAGTGTTCCTTGCAAGACACGACGAAATAGAACCGGCGGTGACGGCGAGATTTCAATTCGCTCAGATTCATGGCATGGCCTACAAAGGTCCGACATATGAACATGAGATCGCCGCATTTCGTTTCGCATTGTCCAAGTTCGCCGCCCAGCCGGGCAAGGAGGATGAGGGTGAGTAAGCGCAACAATAGCCTTAGTGCTTGTCGTGTTGAGCTGAAACGCCGCGCCGATGCGTTGTTGCAACGCGACGAACAACTGGCCGCTATGAAAGTAGAGGCTGACCGCAAAGACGCTGAGATAGACGCTCTCCGTGCCGACGTGCAGGCGGCGAGGGAGATGCTGAAGAAGTATCAGCATCAATACGGGCCAGATGAAGTGTTCCGGTGTGGCGCGTGTCGAAAGAAACGGCTCATCGAGCAGTGCGACCAAGACTGTGAAATAGCTAACCTTCTCAACCGTCTCGAAAGGTGGGCGTGATGTATTGTCCGCAATGTGATCGTCATTTCAACTACACAACAAGCTCCGGGTTGTGCCGCGAGTGCACTAATATCAATGCATCTAACGACGAGCTTGCCCGTCTACACGAGCAACTGTCTCAACGTGATGCCCTGCTGAAAGAGGCGGGGGATGCGATGGAATCTGATTGCGAGAAAGAGTGCGAGTACTACAGGGAATCAGAAACACATATGGGCGGTTGTGAGAAGTGCCCGCGTGCCGCCCTACTCGCCCGTATCAGGGCGGAGGAGGAGGGGAAGTGATGGAACTACCAAACGACGTGACGATTGGGAAAGCGTTTAGTGCCCACACAGGTGGAACGCTGACATATCCGGGGCAAGGTGAGGCTGGATTGATAATCCTCGTTGGCAACAAGGGCGGCGGTTGGGAGCCGTTCGCTTGCCGATTGCCGCATCAAGTGTACGAGAAGGATTTGGAGCGAGTGTTTGCTGATCGCCACTTTGAGATGATCGCCGCATTTCCGGTTGATCCAAGTAGCGTGATACCGATAGCGTACCGAGGCGAGTACGAGAAGCAGCGATGGACTGCATGTGCATGCCCCGCCCCGTCTGAGGCCGATAACGATAAGGAGTCCAAATGACTGCGCTGTATCTGTACTGTCTCGCCTTCGGGGTGTCACTGTGTTGGCGACACTTTGCTGGCAATCTTCGTGGTATGGCATGGCGACGTATTCCTCTGCAATTTGTTTTCGACACGCTTAACTTTGGCACCGCTTTTAACCTGATCTGGTGGTCTCTCCACCACTTGGGGGCGATGTGAGTACGCGGGTGATACGCCGACCGCGCAAGCCGCACTTCCAACTGTCGCCTGTAGCGATGGAGCCGACCCAAAATGTCGAATGCGTCAAAGGCTACACGTCTCAGTGGCAACTCTGCTGTGGATGCAAGGTGAAGTGTCGCCGTGCTGGATTGATAGCTGCTGCGGTTGAGGCCGACCACAAACAGGCGTTTCCTAAACCCAACAAGTATAGGGCCAAGTCGGTCATGGTTGATGGCCACAGGTTCCCGTCAGGACTTGAGGCCGAATACTACCAGCAACTCAAGTTGAAGATGAAAGCGGGGGCGATCCTGTATTTTGTTTGCCAGCCAGTGTTCCCATTGGGCAACGTAGGTGAATACATCGCAGACTTCCTGACTGTGCAGAATGACGGTACGGTCAGAGTGTACGATGTCAAGGGGATGAAGACCGACGTGTACAAGATGAAAAAGAAACTGGTCGAAGAACGATACCCTGTGCGGATAGAGGAGGTGTGACATGAGGACGAGGAAGATCAAGACTGATGGCGTAGGTAGGGTGATAGTCACTCTGTGTGGCAACAATGACACCCTCATTGAAATCGAGGGTCGGTTCCCAGGGGAAATCAAACTGCGACCGCACCAAGTTGGCTATGTAATCCGCGCTCTCACCGCCGCGCTGGACGAAGCCAAAAGGAGGAAGTGATGGCGAAGATTGTGTACACGGCCTATGTGTGTCATGGTGAACCGTACATCGACAAGAATAGAGTCTTAAATGCTACAGCGCACAACGATTACTCCTCATGGGATGAAGCGCACCAAGCATTGCTTGGCGACGCTCATGATGCGATTACTCGCGCTCAGATGGCTCTCACGAAAGCCACTAAACGTCTCGCCCGCGTCGAGGGCATGCAGCCGCCAGAGGAGGAGTAGATGAATTGGCCTGAAGGAATTGCCGTGAGCGTGTTCTTTATGTGCGCTGTTGTAGCGTGGCTGATACACAAGGAGGACGTATGACCCCCACCCTAACCCGCGAAGACTGCCAAGACCTTGCGAAGTGGGGGCTGGAGCAGGTGAACAACGACAGTTACTACGGCTCAAAGATAGCGAAAGATTGGGTCTACATCCCCACCGAGCCAGAACTACAGAGAGCCGTGCTGAAGTGGTGGGCGGAGAAACACGACACGTGCGTCAAGACATGGATTCGCTTGGATTGTTTTGGTGATGGATGCGTGTGGCCATACGCTATGAGTTCACTTGGTGAGGGAAGCGAAGTCCTGTGCAGCCACGATTACCCCACCGTCCTCGACGCTCTCATGGCGTTGGCGAGGAAGATTAAGGAGGAGAAGTAATGGCTATCAACATCGACAAGATTCCGTCGGCAATCCTGTGTGATTTGCGCAAGCGATTGGGGGGCGGTGAATGGCGACGATACGAGCGTTGACGACATCATCCGAGACTCAACCGTGAGCCGATTGACGGCTGAATGGTGTGGTTGGAAACTTGGCGATATGTCTTGGTATCGTGCAATCAAGGCAGTTGAAGAAGCACTCGCCGCCGCCGACGCTGCGGAGAAGGGAAGCAAGTGATGGACAAGATACTGTGGGGCATTTTTGTTATGACTTCTGTTGTCTACGTCGGTCTGTGCTTTATATATATGCGTCTCGGAGACATCCGCGACCTGCTGAAGGAGCGCAAAGATGACTGAGCACGTCTGTCCTGTCTGTGGTGCCGAGTCCAAGTGCCTCGACGCCCTGAGCGGTCCCTGCGGTTGGTTGGGCAAGTGGAAGTGTCTCGACTGTGAACACGAGTGGGAGACGCAAGAACACGATGAGGAGTACGATGATGACTGAGCACGCAATATCCTGGCTGAACAGGGAAGGCACGACGCCTGAGATTTAACTTGACAAACGGCTGAAGATCATGTATACTATTCACAGTTCAGGTAGTTGCTCTTTTCCAACAGAACAGTTAGTCCCAAGCCCCCCGGTGCAATTCTCTTTGAGCAATTGCCTGAACTACCGGGGGGGTACGGGTTATGGCGGTTGCTATGAATGGACGCATGATTTCATCGCATGGATATGTCAAATTGCTCATGTGGGGTCATCCGAACGCTGACAGCAGCGGGTATGTGTATGAACATCGAGTAGTTGCCGAACGGAAATTGGGGCGGTTCCTCAATCCGCATGAAGTAGTTCATCACATAGACGGTGATAAGCAAAACAACAGTCCAGACAATATCATGGTGCTCGGAAGTGCTGCCGAGCATCAAGTATTTCATCGCAAGATGCAAGGGCGAAGGCTACCCGGAGAAGCCAATCCGACGGTTATGTGTGGGTGCGGTTGTGGCGAATCATTTTTGAAATATGATGACAGTGGCCGTCCCCGGATATTCATCTCTGGGCATAACACGATTCGCAAGTCGCGCAAACTGTGCGAATGCGGTTGTGGTGAAGAATTGTCGAACAGGTCTGGACATTTCAAGGTCGGCCACAAAGGACGCAATACCGGGTGGAAGATGAACGGTCCAAACCCGATAGTTGCTTGTGCTTGCGGTTGCGGTGGGACATTCCCGTATTTTGACAAGTACGGGAGACCAAGAAAATACATATCTGGACATAACTGAGGGAATGCTTATGTGGGACAATGTCGCCGTTGGCAAGTATTGGGACAAGCCGTTAGGATTGGTCAGTTCGTGTACTCGATGCTCTGAGGGATGCCGTTCATGTTGGGCCTTAGCAACGGAGAAGCGATTCCACAAGGGTGTCGAAGGAAAGATCATCCTGCATCCCGAAGCCTTGAAGAAGCTGAACCGCAAGAAGCCGACCGTGTTCGCGGTGTGGAACGACTGGCTGCACAAGGACGTACCGGGCTGGCTCGTCAAGACATTCATCGAAGCTGTGGCGTATCATCCACAGCACACAGTCCTTGCACTGACGAAACGGGCAGAGCGGCTACCGCTGATTGATGTCTGCAACACGCTGAATGTTGCATATCCGCCCAACCTCTGGCTCGGCGTGACGGTCGAGTCGGCCAAGCACCTTGACCGCATCGAATACTTGCGCCAGACCCCTGCGGCGGTCAGGTTCATATCGTTTGAGCCGCTGCTGTCCGAGATACCGCAGATCGACTGGACGGGGATAAGCTGGGCGATTATCGGCTGCGAGTCGGGGCCGAATCGGCGGACGTGTGACGTGCGCTGGATGACTGGACTGATTGCCCAGGTGCACAAGGCCGGCGTTGCAGTGTTCGTCAAACAAGTGGACATGCTGGTTGACGATAAGCGCGTCGTCAGCAAAGACATGTCCGAGTGGCCCGCGTCCTTGGGGGTCAGGAAGTGGCCAGTATGACAAACTTCAAGATCGTCGAGTGTGATGCATTGCCAAAGGGTACGGTTCTACTTGTGAGTTCACCCGTCGACGTACCGCCATGTGAGACGATGGACGAATTGATACGCTATCTGTTCAGTAACGGCTATGCATCTGCCGTCAAGGTTGCAATGGAAGAAAAACCCACCCCGCCACGGGGGAAGGAGTGGGTGAAGTGATACGGAGCGCGGTGTTTTCAGATGACCGAGTGTATAGGTATTCGTTGACTCGTGAAATGGGCATTGGGAAGACGTGTCTGTTTATCTGTCTCAACCCGTCCACGGCAGATGAAACAATTGACGATCCCACGATTCGTCGTTGTATGGATTTCAGCAAGCGGTGGGGCTACTACGGCACGATGGTCATGGCTAACTTGTTTGCCTATCGCAGCACTGACCCTGGACTCCTCAAGATGATCCCTGATCCTGTCGGTCCAGACAATGACGAATGGCTCAGGATGTTGGCCGCAGAGTGTGACCTTGTGGTAACGGCGTGGGGGAACCACGGGGGATTGTTCGGGCGTGCAAGGAACGTGAAAGACTTGATAACGAAAGACATGTGGTGTCTCGGGTTCACGAAAAGCGGGGAGCCGAAGCATCCGCTCTATCTGCGCAAGGATACGCCGCTTGTCAGGTTCACCCCGCCACAATGCGGAGAGGGGAATGATGGATAAGATCATTCTCGACCTGTGTGGTGGCACTGGCTCGTGGTCCAAACCTTACGCCGACGCTGGCTATGACGTGCGGGTGATTACGCTACCGGATCACGATGTGAGGTTGTTTGAGGCTCCGCGAGTTGTGCATGGTGTTCTGGCAGCTCCACCGTGTACCTATTTTTGTAGAGCGAGAATGTGTCAAGGAAAACCAACGGAGGAACAGTTTTTATCTGGGCTGGCCATCGTCGATGCTTGCATGAGGATTATCCTGTTGGCGCGACCCGATTGGTGGGCACTTGAGAATCCCCAGGGGTATCTAAAGAGGTGGCTGGGGGAGCCACAACTAAAGTTTGATCCTTGGCATTATGGCGATCCTTGGACAAAACGTACTTGGATATGGGGTAGGTTTCAACCGCCGTTGTATCACAAGGTGCAGCCAGTCGGTCCGTGGGTTAATTCTCGCACTGGCGACCCACGGGGGCATAATGGCATTGCGAAAGCACGAGATAGAGCCGTGACTCCGCCCGGCTTTGCGCAGGCGTTCTTCAAGGCTAATCCGTGATATGTAAACTGTTACCATGAAGTATACGTGAACTATACATATCGAAGGAGAGAAGATGACGGATCAAGAGATTACGGAACTGATTCAGGAAGTTAGCAAGTTGACTTCTGAGCGCGACCGGCTGCGCAAGTTTGCCGAGCGATGTCTGAAGGAAATATGGTGGAGTGGCGAGAGCCATTTAGACGGGGACACTCAGGACGCGGCTTTGCAACTCGGCCTTATCGAGAAACGTCCATGTAACCCGTCACGCTATGACGGTGCAACCGAGGTGTACTTTCCAGTCTGGGCGCCCATTGAGCCAGTCACGGCACCCCCATGCGAACAGGAGGGGAAGGGATGAACGTATATCCACCGCCGAAGCCTTGGTGCGATTGTGGCGGGTTGACGAACGAGGAATTGCTGAAAAGGCATTGGACGCTCTACGCCGACGTGAAGTGTGTGGAGTGTGGCAAGGAACAAGCACTGTCAAACACCGTCAATGGCAAATGCTGTCAATGCGGAGGCGAAACCAAATGAAACTACTCTCCTACTTTTTGTTGCTCTGCGCCCTGCCGATATGTGCGGGTGCGGAGATTGATTCGATGTACGTTGAACGTGTTGACACGATGGCATCATGGGTCAATTCCTGTGGTGTCGAGGTTGGCTGGAAGAACGTCAACAGATTCACGGCCCTTGACAGTATTGAATGTCGGTCGACCTGCCACTGGGTCAAGTACGACACAGTGTGGGCAAAGAAAGTCCAGGCGTGGTTTACGCCGAAACAGTTGGCTAAACTGTTCGATCTGCTGGAGCCGAAGGACGATACCGTGCGCTTTCGTGGCGTCTTCGATCCGGGCAACATATGGGACTTTGTGCCAGACAGCATTTACCGCGACGACAATGTGTGGCACTGGTACGACGGCGATACGTTGAGCGCGACGATTGACACTGGGCAATTCATTCAATGGCTGCCATTCCAAATGGCGTTGCCTATCCCCGGCTCTCAACTGCACAGCCGCCCCGACTCAGTGTGCCAGCACGGGAGGAAACAGTAATGGGACTCGTGATTGAACCGGATGAGAACTTTCAGGGCGTGTGCGTGGAAATACGCACCAAGTCAGTGAAGATATACAATCGTGAAGCACCGGATGACGACGTGTGCGGCGACGACGACTACGCGGAGATCAGCAAGGAGTATCTCAAGCAACTGGTTGGCTTCTTCGCTGAGAATCCACAGCACCTGGAGGGCCAGTCAAGAAGCGGAGGTCCAGATGACTCTAAACCTGTTTGACTACCACGACATACCGGCAGAAGCCTTTTGTCCCAACTGCGATCAACCGTGGATAGAGACAGCACTCCTTGCGCAGCTCGTGGATGAGAAGACACTGACTGGGACGGGTTGTGTGCGGGGGAATTGCCCTAACTGTGGCAAGGAGGTTGAGTTGACCATGTTCATATCAACGACAACTCCGGGCGATGCTAAGTGCGGAGGTCCAAATGAGGACTGAGTTCAACGAGGAAGAAAAGGTACGGCTACTTGCTTGTGGCATACAGCCCGAATGGGACGAACAACATGTCTTCCCTATCTTTACCCTCGCCGCCGTTGAGGCTGAGTGCATCAAGATGTGCAAGAGGAAGTGGCCGGAGAGTAAGCCTGACCTTACTGCCAATTATCGTAGTAATGCGACATGGCGGTATTGCGTTATGGACGACGTGAGCCACGCAAGCAAGTATTACATAAATCTGTACGCCCCCGACCGTCCCGCCGCTTTGGTTGCGCTCGTGGAACAGATAGCAGGTGCAACATGAGTGATGTTGTATCGCAAGTGCTAATCTTCGTGTTTGGCGTGTCGGCTATCTTCTTGGTCTGCGCAAAGACTGAGCGCGTTAGACGGTGGGGATACATCGTCGGTCTGGCCGGGCAACCATTCTGGTTCTACCAGTTCTACATCCATCAGCAGTGGATCATGTTCGGCATCGCCTGTGCGTACACGGTGTCGTGGATATACGGAGTTTGGAATCACTGGATAGCAGGGAAGGAGTAGTATGAGTATCACCTGTAAACGCTGTCACACTCCATTGTCTGACACCGCGTGGACGTATTGCCGTCGCTGTGCGCACGTCATCATCAAGAACTTGCGGAAGGAGCGTCGTGAATTGAAGCGTGAACTGAAGGGAGAGCGGGAATTGATTAAGGAGATGGTGATTGAGGCTATAGCGGCTCGCAAAATAGATGAGAAGCGGATTGCCGACCTCGAAGAAGACATTGTCGATTTGACTGGAGGCCGATAATGGCTGAGCAGTGGCGTGACAAGGTGACGGGGGAAGTGGTGGAGGCGGATTGTTGTTGGGTGACTGTGCATCGGAGGGTGTCATTAGTTCATACGCGGACGAGTGATTGGCGGTGGACTGATTTCCACGACCGCTTCACCCGCGTCGAGCCGGAGGGGGAAGTGAGGTTTGTCAAATGTGACTCTGGCGGTGTCGGAACAGTTGTGATAGGTGGCAAATGCGATGCAGGTCAAACAGCGTGGCATGATGTTCCACCGCCGACCGAGCCGATTGTGGTATCTCGCTGCGAACCTATTCCAGCATCTCCGCAAGCTGATGCGCTGAAGCCGTGCTGGTGCGGTTGTAGGCAGATCGAGTGGGATTCGACACCCATACATCAACCGGGGTCGATTGAGCGCACGTATCGGTATCGGATGGTGTGCTCGGATTGCGGCCTGTCAACGAGGTATATGTGTGACAAGACGCAGGCTGAACAACTCTGGAACACCCGCGTCCCCGATCCCCGCATCGCCGAGCTGGAGGCTCAGTCGGCCGCCAAGACGGAAGACTGTGAGCAGCATATGCGCGAGAAGGGCAGGTTGTTCGTTGCCCTTGCCGCCGAGAAGGACAAGAGCGAGGAGAGAAGGCAGTGCATGGAATTAGCTATGCTGTGTCCGGTCCATTCACACGGAACTACGGCCGGTGTTAAATGCATCGGTTGTGGGTCTCTAATTTGGCAAGAAGACCACCTGAAGAGCTGCCGATGGGCGCGGCTGGCGAAGGAGGACGATTGATATACGGATATAGCTATGATGATCGTAATTGGCATATGTGTAATATTCTTGCTTAGTTGTCGAGCAGATGACGAAGAAGATTATTTTGTCGTCTCAAATGGGAAAGTCAAATCCTATACTTCGCATGGAAAGGAATTGTGACCCACTAATAACTGTATACTCTTATATTAGACAGAACACAAAAAAGGAAGAATTGATATGATCTTGATCTACGATGTTGAAACCCAAAAGTTGGCAAATGAAGTCGAGAATGGCTTTGATAATCCGGCTGCGATGGGATTTGGTTCGGCTGCGGTTTACAGTTATGAACATGACCGCTATCTGTTTTTTATGCAGCACGAAAGAGAAGCTCTTGAGGAAATTCTGACGGGGAATACCGTTGTTTCCTTCAATGGAAAACGATTCGATAACAAGATAGTCGTGAATAACAGTACTGCAACCGCATTCCCGTGGGTTGACATTGATCTTCTGGAGATAGTGATTGCTTCTAAGTTTGGGGTTACCACGATTGATGAAGCCGTTGCTGCAAACGGCTCTCGGAAAGTCTTTGATGGAACTCTGAATCTCAGAGCAATCTGCGGGGGCACATTTGGAAAATGGAAATCAGGCAAAGGCATTGTTGCGCCCGAACTGATAAAAGCAGGAAGATGGAGTGAACTCTTTGCTTATAACCTTCACGGCGTTCGCTTGACAAGAGAACTGTTTGAGTATATACTTCAGTATGGAACATGCAAAGACAAGAATGGAAATGCTATTGAGATTGCTGATAATCCATTGTTGACAGAAGACCTAATAGATCAAATCTTGTAAAGTTAACAGAGTAGGGGTTTCGTTTGCAAATAGATGACAGCAGTTGGGATGTTCCGCTGTTTCGGGAGTTAGTATCCGAAACTAAGAAAGTCCTCGGTAGGGATAGAGCTTATGGAAAGATCGAACCCCTAGCGTCTCGTTGGGATTTGAAAGACCAAGAGGACTTTGATAAGATTCCAATTGAGACATTGCTTGATGATTCTCATTATGGCGGTGGTAAATTTGGGCAGCAAGAAGTTGACGATATTACCGGCCAATCTTCGGGTGCATTGTGGGCAGATCATAGACGCGATATCATCGAACTTGATCGGGCGCGGAAAGAACGCGGAGTAGATGTTTTTGTCGATATTGAAGGCATCGGTAGCGGCAAGACACATAAGTTCAGGACGATACTTCGTATTGATGTAATGCGAGTATTGACGCGTGTGAGTCCACTTGAATATTATGGTCTCGACCCTACGGGTCAGGGGATATCCTTTGTGTGTATGTCACGGAATGCCTCTCTTGCTAAGATGGTCACATTCACTACAGTTTTGAAAGCCTTCGATTGTCCATTTATCAATGAACACTTCCCACCACAAGTCGATTTAGAAAAGATCAAGTCCTCAATGCGATATCCTTCACTGCTCCGGTTTCCAAAGGATGTTATCATATTCCCCGGTACGGGTTCTGCACTTTCTGCTGTTGGCTATAATTTGATGGGCGGGGGGATTGATGAAGCAAATTGGTTAGAGGTTGTTGAGGGGTCGAAGAAAGCAATTCTCTCTGGGCATTACGATGCTGGTGAGGTTATGTATCATGCAATCAAGGCCCGTATGCGTTCTCGATTTGCTCATTGGATAAAGACTCATGGGAGATTACCGGGTATGCTTATGTTGTTTTCAAACGCCCGGCATTCTGGAGATTTTCTTGAACGTATGGCAACGAAGGCTCGAACGGACAAGACAATCTTTGTCCGTAGACGTAATACATGGGATGCTCAACCAAAGGAACGCTTTTCGGGTAAGACATTCTTTTTTGATATCGTGAACAGGCAGATAGTAACCGAAGCCGGAAAGCCGATTCCGAATCCACGGGAACTTTTTTCGGAAGACACAAGGAGTTAGTAGTATGATCTTTGCGGGATGCATGACTGCGGTTTCCTTTTTGGGATTGCTGATTATCGTGTTGAGGACAATTGGAATGGGCGTATCGGCAACTGAGTATCGGGCATCGGTGTTAGAACGTTGGGCAATCATTTTGTTGTTTACCGCGCTAACGTTCTATTTCTCAAGGCCGTTTCATTTTTAGTCTCTGAGATTTTCAACACTTCCAACCAATAATGGCTTATTGCCTCTGAGATTTTTTCTTGACTGTGTGCAGAGACGTTGTATACTGGAGTGTGAGAGGAAGACTACAACGCATGGAACACTACACGGAGTTTATGACAGCAATGGACTTGTTGATTGGTTTGGTTTTCCTCTCACAAAAAACTTATAGCGGGGTAGAGCAGTCTGGTAGCTTGTCGGACCCATACTCCGAAGGTCGTTGGTTCAAATCCAATCCCCGCTACTAAACTTTTGGTGAATATGTGTAGGTAATGATCCCAAAAGAAGTCATTGAAGATGTTCGCTCTCGTACGGACATAGTTCAATTGATCTCAGAGTCCTCCCCCCTAACAAAGAGGGGCGAGAACTACGTAGGTTTGTGTCCCTTTTTGGATCATGTCGATACTTCTCCATCATTCTCTGTTTCTGAATCGAAGCAAATCTATAAGTGCTTTGGCTGTGGGCGCGGGGGGAATGCTATTACGTTCATGATGGACTATCATGGGATGACTTTCATTGATTCTGTGACGGCATTAGCGGCTAAGGTTGGGATTGATATACCTGCACGTTCGAGAGTGGGCACGGAGACGGGCATTCGGGAAACTCTTTATGCAATCAATGAAACCGCTTGCGAATGTTTCCGAGAGGGGCTTGATAACGATGCTTTAGGATATCTTTATTCAAGGGGATTGACAGATGAAACAGTAGCAAATTTTCGGATTGGTTTCGACAATGAGTTATCGCTATCACAATTTGCTGCATATCCCCGTGCCGTTGTTCTTGATGATAGCGGGCTGTTTATACAAAAGTCGGATTTGACGATACGGAGTAAGTTTGGTGGGCGGTGTACGTTTCCTCTGATTGATCCTAATGGAAAGATATCAGGCTTCGCCGGGACCAATGCTGGGGCAACTCCGAAGTATCTAAATCTTCGGGCTACGGCGTTGTTTAACAAGAGTGCCTTTCTGTACGGACTGAAGCAAGCGATTCCGAGTATAAAGAAACATGGGGCAATTGTAGTTGAGGGGTATTTCGATGTTCTGCAAATGCATCAAGCCGGATTTGGAAACGTAGTTGCATCGTGTGGAACTTCCTTTACATCTGAAATGGCAAAGTTGCTCCGTAGGTATTCCCCCAATGTCTGTCTCATGTTTGATGGTGACGCTGCCGGAAAGAAAGCAACCGATTCAGCCTTTGTTGAATTGTTCAATGCTGGATATGATGACGTATGGTGTGTTCTTTTGCCTGATGGTGAAGACCCCGATAGTATACTTTGGGATAGGCAACGGCAAGAGAGAAAAGACCTTATACTTGTGTCAGACCTTTTGGGGAATTGCTGTAACTGGTTTGAGTTTGAAGTTAGATTCCCCGGAGAAACACGGGCTACTATTGTGGCTCGTATTCGGGAAACAGCCGATAAAATAGTGGCACCGGATAGGCGGTCTCTATTTTTGGATTTGGCAACGGAAGCATCGGGGGTTAGCCGAGAGAGTATCAAGGTCAGGACACGGAAAGAAACTCCCGCTGAATCACAAGTTCCAGAGTTTATAATCAGGCATGGGAATGAGATACTCTTACTTGCAGCATTGGTCAAAGACAGAGCCGGAATTGAAAGGGTAGCCGTCGAGGATTTTTCATGCGATGAAACCGTGACTCTTTTTCTAGCAATATGTCAATTCACCACAGAGGCGCAACTGTATGACGGTTTGTCCTATGACTTGACTCAGACGATGACATACATTCTATCAATCGTCGATAGGGCTATAGATGTTGACTTGGCATTGGAGTTGGTTCGGGGGGATTCTCATTCGCGAAATTTGAAGGAAATGATTTCGGCTATGGAACAGGCTGAAATTTCTTCTGAGCCGTTAGATAGACATCTTGCAAAACTTGGGGGATTTCTTCAATGTACGAAGTGATTGATGTTCCTAAGAAGATCATTGAGATTCCGATTGAGTTTTTGCCGGACTTTTTAGGTGATCCAATTTCTGCCTATCAGTCATACGGCTGCTGGCCACGTGAGTCAGAGTTTCCATATTTCAATGATCGTCATGCTGTTCATGCCTGTATTGACAAGAGCCGGAAGAATCCCCTAAATGATAATCTGGAATTCGATTCGGACTTTGTGTGTAGGGACGACAATTACCGTTTCATGCATATTGATCTTGGGCATACACGCGACGCCTGTGGGATATCAATGTGCTACGTGTCTGACTGGATACCAATACAGGTCAGGAATGAAGTCGATGGAAGAATACAAATTGCCGAAGACATGGCTCCAGTGTTTACGTTTGACTTCATCTATCGAATGGCAGCCTCTAAGGGTGATGAAATCAAGTTTGAGAACGTCCGCAAGATTATCTATGACATAACGCGGCGGGATTTCAATCTTCTGTTGATTACCTTTGATCGATTCCAATCTGTGGATATGATTCAGATTTTGAGGGATCATGGGTACGTAGTTGCAAATCTCTCTATGGATAAAACGACAAAATACCCTATTATTGACATTGATGCAGAGGAGAGGTTTTCGTATAAACAGGTTACGCCGGGGAAACTAACTCCTATAACTGCATGGGACTTTGGAAAGCGGGCTTTGTCTCAAGGAAGATTGAGGATTCCATTTTACTTGCCAGTAAGTGATATTGAAGTCTGGAACTATGACACGTTTGAGGGTAATGTAGATGACTTTGGGAACAAGGTTCCCGATAGCGGATCAATAACGTGGATTGAGCGGGAGATGCTGGCCGCTACGTATGATGCAAAGCTCTGTAAGGTGAAAGAACCTCCCAAAGGAACGATTGACTTGTTGGAATCCGTTGTTGGTTCGGCTTTCAATGCGTCAAATAATGTAACCGTCAATCCCGAAGTTAGAGAACCCGTCGAATACAATCCAAACAAGCGTGTCTATGATGATGCCCCAGTGATAAAGAGAGAATTGTCTGACAGAGAACTCCGAGAAAGAGCCGATCAATTCACAGATGAGGATGACATTTATGGCGGCGAAAGTCTCTATTAAAATCTCAGGGAATCGGAAGATATTTGTTGGGGGAATCTACACTGGGTTAGAGATAGAGGCAGCCCCGGTTCGGTATATGTTCCATCTGTTTCGGGAATCGTCTGACCAGTCCGTTAGGCTACTCGCCCGTAAGGAATTGATTACACGCGGCGCACTGATCGGTGGAGTTGATTTGACAGCACATGCTATTGACCAAGCGAGTGTTAGATTATTAAAACGCTATGAAGATACCCATAAGAAAAATGAAGGCCTATACTCGTGGCTTTCACGGATATCGACGGCGGCGTTAGAACGCGGCACACGATTTCAGGACGACACAATCGGTTATAAGGGAATGGTTTTCGTTTTCTGTTTCAAGAATAGTATCCCTTTATTGAAGACCATAATTGCTATGCGGACAAAGGAGAAAGAGGCAAGAGAACTATGAGACGCATTGTTTCGGTTGACAGTTGCATCTTGGACAAGATACAGACAGATAGCTTTAGCCCCGATGAAGTGATTTCTCCTGATGATTTGGCAGGGTTTTTAGGCGAAGATACTCAGTCTGAAACTGAAGGGCCGGTTTCGATTGATACTCTAGTAGTCCGAATGGCATTGGCAGAAATGGCCTACAGAGAGCGGTACATTCTCATATCGTACTGCATCAAAGGAAAGGCTATGGATGATATTGCCGGAGATTTGGCAATTGGAATGCCTCTTGCCTATTCTCTGAAAACGAAGGGAGTCTCTCATTTCAAAGAATTGGTAGCAAAGAAGCGTGTTGAGTTTGGGATGACGTTGGATTTCCACCAATGTCCTATTTGTGATTCTCCACGTGTTAGGGATATCAATGAATTCATCCATGTTTGGTTAGACGCTAACGGCTGGAACTTCAATGGAATCCTAAAGAGGCTGAAAGATGAATATGGAATTGAGGGTATATCTTCTCTGTCTCAAATTGCTACTCACGTCAATCTCCATTTGCAGCATACGCCAGATTCGGTTGATTCCTTGATTTCTACCGATAAGAATACACCGACTGGAAAAACCGAACTACCCAAAGGAAAACGTCAAACATCGGCTATGAGTTTGAGTCTGCCGGACCATTTGAAACATGAGATTGAGGCGATGTCAGTCGAGTCAGGGTTGAGTCAGTCAGATATTGTACGGCAGTCAGTAGAACTTGGGTTGGTGATGCTAAGGCACGAGTTAGAATTGTGCCGATATATGGAGCGGTCAACTTTGCGGCTGAATCGGTTATTGAGGAATTTCAACGAATGACAGAAGCGTTAGAAACGCTGCAAGATAGAAGTTTGGCCTATAGGTATATGGGTCTATCTGTTTGTGAAAGGCAATGATATGGAGTTTTCATTTGGGAAGCCTAATAGTGATAAGCGGTCGAGGCTGACTAATGGGGAAGTTGCTACGTTAGTCTCCGGTAAGATACAGGAAGCCCTTGACAGGTCGTATAGTGATTACCAGAGACGATTGCAAGAGAATCAAGAGGCTACAGTTGCGGTCTTACAGGATACCGAAGTTGCGCATCAAGAGCAATTGAAAGCCACTGAGGAACGTTTTGAGGTTATAGTCCAAGAGGCTATTGATAAGGCATTATTGGAAGCGGAAGCGTGGAAGACTGATATCCGTTCAGCAATTTCTCCCGATGATTTCAAATGTGGGAATATTTTTGAAGCCTACCCGTATGGAATCAATTTCACTACGGGGAAAGAGGTAGATCGGAAAGGTACTAGCTTAACGGAAGCCGATTACTCTGCTGTTGGAACAAATCCTTATCAGAACCCGGAGAATATCCAGACCGTTGAGAAGCTCCGCTTGATGCAGAGTGCTTCAATTTATCAGTGGATAAACTATCCGATTTCTAGAAGTATCATTGAGAATCTGAAACGGTATGCTCTTGGTCGGGGTGTAAAGATCGGTTGCGTAGTTCCTGAAGTTTCCAAAGTCTTGAAGAATTTCTGGACCGTGAATGGAATGGAGCGTAGAAACAAACTCGCTTTCCAGACGTACCTGCTTGAGGGTGAGTATTTCCCGATGCTGTTTGACAACGCCGAAGCTGCCGGTTTCGATCCCGAAATAGATTCTCTTGTTCTTGTCCGTTCTCTACCATCGTATCAAGTAATTGAAATCGAATCAGACCCTGACGATGCCGAAACGAAACTTGCTTACAAGCGGGAAAAGCCTATGACGGGTGGAGCCTCACAGTATGAGTGGTATCTTGACGGTTTTCATCCAGTTGGAGATGAAAGAGAGTACGGACTTCCAATAACATCTAACGGGGCAACCTCTCAGAACATATCAGAGGTAAAGACGGATTCTCCTAAACTGTTGTTTTTCAAGCACGGTCTTTCACAGGATGAACGCGGTCGGGTGATAATGGAGTCCGTTCTCAGATGGAATCGGGTAGCTGTTGACTTTCTCTACACCAGGAGCCGCTTACAGTATCTCAGGTCTAAGATTTTTCTGATTGAGGAAAGACTTGGAAGCAAAGGTAAAGTAACTGCTGCGAGTAGTTCAACGGAGAAGATGCCCCAGGGTGGTATCAAACTTGTAGAAACTGTTGACAGGAAGTACCGCTTTGAGTCCCCGAATACTGGGGCCGATGATGCAGAGAAAGATTACAAGGCAATTCTTTATATGATTGGTTCGGCTCTGTCTATGCCGATTCACATTCTCCAGATGAATGCTGAGAATGAGAACTACGCCTCAATCAAAGAAGCCGCGAATCCATTTACTCAAATGATTCTTGACCTTCAAGACGAATGGGGGGAATGGCTGCGGATGCTGTTGCGGTATGTGATACTCGCCGGTATTCGAAAGGGTGTTCTTAAATCAGAGTATGAGATTGAGTATTTGCCAGAGGATAACATTGGAGAGATTTACAGATACGTTGACGATAGCACACGGGCGGGAGTTCCGGTTGTCAAAATATCTGAAGCCGTTGACAAGATGGTCAAAGCCGCTCGGAAAACAACGACTGTCAAAACCGTGAATGTTCCAGTTGATGTTATCTTCCCAATTATAGTACAGACCGATCCTACCGCTCAGGCTGGTGCTTTACAAATCTATCAGAATTTGGGATTGATGAGTAAGCGTACGGCTCAATTGCAGTTAGGGCTTGACCCAGATATCGAAGCGTCTCGTTTGTCTTCTGAGTACCAAGACAGTCTTGACCGTAGAGATGAAGCTATTGGAAGAATGAACGCTGGTAAGCCCGATGCTGTCGGAACCGAAAATCCACCCGCCGAAGAGGAGTAGCTCGATGAAGGTCAAGATCGGTGATATTACTTACGATGCTAATGACCAACCAATTATGGTTATTCTCAATCAAGGCGAACGCAAGCAGATTGCAAACATGGACCCAGAAGCTATTAAGTATTGTCAGTTCCCCGATTCGTGTGACGTAGACGCTATCCGAGAATGGATGCAAGACCCGAAAGCAGAGCTTGCTTCATAGATGAAACGCAACCGAAAACTGAATGCCTACGGTAGGGCTACGATTGCCGCAATGGAAGGCGAGGATCGGCAGTCATTGCAGGAAATCCGGGGAGTCTTTCGTGATGTTCACGCATTCACCAAAGGTTTGGTTGTTCAGTTAGGCAGTGAATACGGAAGATGGGACGGTTCGGTCGATTACAGTCGAATGTCGCTGAACGTTGATCGGCACGTCGAACACCTTGAGAAGTACACAAAGGACCGATACAACGACGTTGCGCATGTAGTTGGAGACACGTCTAAGTCGATTTACGTCGAATATCGGAAGCGGATTGAAAAGACCTTGGAATCGGTTGGTTTCTCAGTGAAAGCCGTTGCCGTCAAAGAGGGGATGTCTCTCTCATTTGGGGGGACCCCGAATGAATCCTTTTTGAAGCAGCTTGAGAGACAAAATCAGTTAGGGTATAATCCGGCAGATTTGATAAAGACGGTCGGGCGTGATCATATCAAATTGATTCAGACGGAATTGACTTCGGCTATAGCGCAAGGTAAGGGGTTCGGTTGGGCAAAAGATAAAGTCATGGGGAGTTTGTTTCCTGATGCATCGGAGCGTCTCATTCAGGACACGATGGAGTACAATGTTACCCGAATTATGCGCACGAGTTATATGCAAGCCGTGAATCGCGACACTATGGGAATCTTGCGGGGGAATGCCGGTGCTTTCATTGGTGCACGGCGTGTAGCTGATGGCCGCCCATGCATGGCTTGTATCGTTCTTGATGGGCAGTTCTATCCGCCCGATGTTGAATTAGAAGATCACCCAAACGGAATGTGCTTGCTTGTTCCGGTTCCATATCCAGACGAATACTTGCTGACAGGACAAATGACGAGACCCGCTGAGGATACCTTTGATACCCCATTGCTTCAGAAATTCTATGATGCAGCCGAAGACGAACAGAGAAGATTGATGGGTAATAGTCAGCTTTTCAATCTGTGGAAAGAGGAACAGTTTGACTTGACGCGGATGCCGACGGGTAAGTTTGGAACGTCGATGACATATACTCAGGCCGTGATGAACTTGGAAAATCTTGGAGGTATTTCGGCACCGGGAGTTGAGTTTCTAAAAAGTGCAGAACTGAAATCACTGAATCCGTTTATTGATCCGCGAGATAGAGCCGATGTTAAGGGTATCGTTTCAAGAACAAAGCCGGGAATCTCAATGCACAAGTGGGGACTCGACCCCGTCGGAGATGGAAGTGATTTCTGGAAATCTCCGAAAGTCCCAATAGCTATGAAGGCTCGTGTTTCCGCATTGTATGGAGAAGCTGAAAGGATTCCGTGGACGATGTTCAATGAGCGTGCACGACTGTTAGGCATTGCTACTCGAATGGATTCACGGGGAAAGTTCTACTACATGTTGAAGAAATCCGACAAGGATAAATTTGTACTGAGGTCAGTTTAGGGAAATTGTATAATAGAGAATACGCTACATATTTACAAGGAGACCTATTCGTGGACGAAAAAGATAATCAAACTCCAAAGAGCATGTATACAGGGGTAAGTGAAGAGGAGACTGCTGAGGTGCTTGATACCGAAGTAACTCCTATCTCACAGAATGCCACTGAAGAATCTACAGATGGAAAAGTCTCGTCTGAGGTTCCAATGTACGGTTTTTTGGTAAAGTTCAACCCCGATATGTCCAATCTTGAAGTCAGGAATGAGTTCACAGTGGACGGGGTTGTCTATAAAACTCCACCGGGAATGATACAACTAGTTGTTGACAAGTTAGCTACAGAATTTCAGTCTCATCAACTTGCAATGGCAATTGTTGAGGCAATGCTACATTTTCCGCTAAAGGCTCAAGATAAGGGAGTCGTGAAGGAGATGAACTTCGTGGACTTCATCGGTAAGCGGGCAGCAGGAGAAGTTGTACAGGCTCTTGATTCTCGTACAGTGCAGAATAACATCCTTCTAAATGGCGGTCGTGGATTTACCAAAGGATGGTGAGCTTGAGTGCAAATTGGCAACAGGATGTCTTAGATTTCCATAAGAAGTTCGGTTCTTTTACGGGTGAATCTCCTTCAATTCCACCCGATAAAGTGATTGACTTACGGAGGATTTTGATTCGTGAGGAAGTCGGTGAGACCTTAGCGGCTATGAAAGCCGATGACTTAGTTGGTGTAGCTGATGGGGTAGTTGATTGTATTGTTGTTTTACTTGGAACAGCGAATGCCTACGGTATTGATATTCAGCCTCTATGGGATGAAATCCACAGAACTAACATGGCGAAAGAAAATGGCGGTATCCGAGAAGACGGCAAAGTCTTGAAGCCAGTTGGTTGGATTCCTCCCGATATCAAAGGACTTCTTGAGAAGCAAAAGCATACTCTGTTGAAATGATTTCACCTTGGAGGGCTTGTCTATGAGTTCATCTAATGGGGGTGACCCCCAAGTACATGAAGCGATTTCAATTCTTCGGTCGGCTATACTTCAAATGCAGGGAGCCGTTAAAGCCCTTGAGAAAGGCGGGGCTTATAATGCGAAGGGAATCTCATGTAATGACTACTTTCCTCAGGGATTACCGGATTACATAACCCGCTTAGTTGAGCCATTTGTCCGTGAATATGTGACGATGACAGATGAACAGGGCCGGGATGTTGTTGGATATGCAGCTCTGTTTGCAGGATGGATAAAGTTAGGTTATCCGCCGTCAGCTTTAGCCGCTACTATCAATCACCTCTATCCTGAAAAACTGAAAGATTGGGGCAACAATGGAACCGAAGACCGACCAACAGATTCTTGATGCATACGAGTTATGCGGGCATAATAAGAGCCGAGCCGCTGCCCACCTTGGAATGGATAGAAGTACATTCCGAAGTCGGTACATGGCAATAGTGGGGAGGAAGGCTATTGGTGATCCTGACTGTAATAGCCGGACAAAGTGGAAGTCCTCTCAAGATCGGGACGGCTGGGTAATCGAATGCAGCGATGAAAAGATCAGAACCGTTGACGATGCGATTGCAAAAGCCTAAGTTGATATGCTCGTATGGGAAGTAGAAAGAGTAGTTGTTAATGGGTGGGATGTTACTGCCCGTGTGCGAAAAGGAACGGCGGAGAAGTTAGTCACTACCCAGAATCAGCAAATCAAAATCTGGCTCAAGAGAAAAGTCAAGAAGCCCTTTGCCGATGCTGCATATGACTTGATAGCACATATGAAGTCCTATGCTCCTAAGTATACTCCGGTTAAAATCCCGAAGGTGACCGATCCGCACATGTTTGAGTTTACAGCTTTTGATATGCACTTTGGGTCATTGGCGTGGAAAGAGGAAGTTGGTGTTGACTATGATTTGAGGATTGCCGAGGGTATCTTTGCCCAT